TCATAATCCGCGTGTCGGGGGTTCAAGTCCCTCCTCCGCTACCACCGATACCGTACCTTTGCGCAGTTTTGGGGCTTGGCCTTGGCCGAGGGCTGTTAGCAGCGCCAGTCTTCCTTCGACATCGATGTGCATGCCGCGGGCGTCTTCCTTTGGGGTGAGGATGATGCGGTCGATCAGGGCGCGCAGGGCGTTTCTGGCCTGTCTTGCGTTGTCGGGGCTGGCGTCGTCCAGCAAGGCCGTCAGGTCAGCCACTGCCTTCCGGTAGGCGTTGGCGATGTTCGGGTGGAGCGTTACCACCTTTGCAGCCGATGCGTCCTGCATCGTTTCGGCCACACTGGCGCGGTCTTCCTTCAGTGCCTTCAACCGCGCGACGACTTCGGGGATGTCGTCTGCGCCTGCCTCTATCGCCTGCATCAGCCGGTTTATCTGGCGGTCCAGTTCGGCGGCCTTTCTGGTCTGGCGGGCGAGGGTGGCGCGTTCCTCTGACTGCAGGGCCGCGCGTTCTTCGTGGTACGTTTTCACGACCCTTGCGATGCGGTCGGGCGACAGCAGTTCCCTTTCCATTCCGGCCAGCACGCGGCGTTCCAGTGCCGGGTTGTCCATCGTGCGCCGATTGGTGCAAGTGCCCTGCCTTCTGGCGTTGGTGCAGCCCCATTTCCCGTCGGCGACGATCGCCATGTTGCCGCCGCACTGACCGCAGGCGATCAGGCCCGACAGCAGCTTGCGCGGGCGGTGCTGTCTCTTGAAATCCCAGTCCTTCCACTCTGCCTTGCGTTCGCGCACCGCTTCCCACTGGGCGCGGGTGACGATGGCGAGATCGGGGACCGGCGTGATCTGCCAGTCTTCGCGCGGGTTGACGCGGGGGACGCGGCGGCGGGTTTCCGGATCGCGGACCATGCGGGTGCGGTTATAGACCAGTTCACCGACGTAGATCGCGTTGCACAGGATGCCGTTGCCGCGCACCGCATCGCCGTTGATCGTGCTGACGTTCCAGCCCTTTCCAGTCGGCCCCGGCACGCCTTCCGCATTCAGGCGGCGGGCGATGGCCAGCGGCGATTCCCCATCCAGATATTCGCGATAGATGCGGCGGATAATTTCTGCCTGGTCTTCGTCGATTTCGCGCAGGCCGCGTTCGGGTTCGCCGCGCGCGTCCAGTTTGTGGACCTTGCGATAGCCGTAGACGATATTGCCGGGCACGCGTCCGCTGGCGACCCGGCCCGACTGGCCGCGCCTGATCTTGTCGGCCAGATCCTTGCGGAACAGGCTGGCCATTGTGCCCTTGAAGCCGATCTGCAGTTCGTCGATCGCGCCTTCGGACAGGGTGACGATGCGCGCGCCCGCGAACTGGATCCGCTTGTGGATATTGGCAAGGTCTTCCTGATCGCGCGAGAGGCGGTCGATCGCCTCTGCCAGCACCATTTCCGCCTTGCCGGCGGCGATGTGTTCGATCAGGGCGTTGAGGCCGGGGCGGTTCCGCACCGCGCCGCTGATGGCATAGTCGGAAAAGACCTGCGTGACCGTCCAACCTTCGCGCTCTGCCCTCTGTGAGCAGATGCGCACCTGATCCTCGATCGAGCTATCTTTCTGCAGCTGGCTGCTGAAGCGGGCGTAGATCGCGGTGCGCATTTATGGGTTCCGGAGTGGCGGCGAGCGAATCGGCATGATGCTGCCGCGCGAGGATGCGCGCAATGGTCATGGCGATCACGTCTAGCGGATCGTCATCGACCGGGATGCGCGCGGGGGCGGTCATGGGGTGGGCACCGCGTCGTGCTGGATGCCGTCGAGCAGGCGGCCAGCGGCTTTCTTGCCGACGCGTTGGAACGCAAAGTGCTCGAATTCGGGGATTGCCCAAAGTCCGTCATCCCATTTCGGATCAGCATCGATGTCGACCGGCAGCAATGCGTGATGATCCTCACGACGACCGTTCTGTGATTCCCACTCCGGCGGGCAGCCGGGTTCCCACGGCAACCATTCCCCCCACTGCTTGAACGTGAAGGCAACGCCTGCGCTGGCGCATTGGTCGCGCAGGGATCGTGTCCAGTCGGGATGCATAGGTCGGGCGTTGGGGCCGGATTCGCCGCCGGCGATTACCCAGTTGATCTGCGGGTCGAAGGCCCACTGACCATCGGACGATGGTTCTGAATATCGCCACGGCGCATCGGACGGGCACACGTCACAGCGGTATTCCGGTTCACCACCACAACATGCGCCCGTTGGATCAAAGTAATTCAGCAAATCCACCGGCCCCAGCAGCGGTTCGGCGCTGATGAAGCGGATCGCAGCGGGGGTGGCGAGAAGGTCGGGAATGCGCTCATCGGCTCGGCGCTGGTCCTCGACGCTGACGCCGAGCCATACGTTCGGGAGTGGCCAAGTTTCATCGAGGTCCGGCGCAATAGCGCGCAGGTCATCAGACCGCCGATGAAGCGGGTCGACGTGCTCAGCGATGATCGCGTCGATCTCGCAATCAATTCTTTCGACCAAATATCCCGAAAAATATTCTCGCATCCGCTCGCTGCGCTTGGTCAGGACCATATGCCGGTGCTGCGGCGTCAGGGCCATCACGGCAAATTGCTGGTCGATCCATTGGCCGGGCACGCTTTCGTGGAACAGGTCGCCGTGCGCGTTCCAGAAGATCGCGCGAGGCTTTTGCCAGCGCAGCACCTGGTCCAGCGCCTTGGGGTTTTCCCGCACCTCGCCGGTCCAGACCATGCCGCCCGCCGTCTTTTCGGTCAGGCCCTGCCGCACGGGGAAGCGGTGCGCCTGTTTCATCGCATAGCAGTGCTTGCATCCGGGCGAGAGGACGGAGCAGCCGTTGACATAGTTCACGGTCGCGTCGGCCCATTCGATCTTGGTCTTGTCAGCCATCATTGCCACCATTCGGGTAGGAACGGGCGCGCGGCGGCGGCCAGTTCGGGGTGGAACCAGAACGCAGCGAGGATCATCAGACCCGCGAGGGCGATGGATTCGCCGGGGTTCATGCAGCTGCCTTTCTTTCGGGTTCGATGGCTGGGACCGGGCCTTCCGCGCGGGGCGGGAGGGGGAGGGGGCCGATGATGGGCTGGGCGACGGCGCGGTAGAGTTCCAGCAGGCGCAGGTAGCGCTGATGCGTTTCCGGCGTCGGGGCATGGCGGTGCATCGCCTCTGCGGCGCAGGTCGCGCGGGACAGTTCCGCCATCGCCTGGTGCTGGAAGCCGAGCGGGTCCTTTCCGTCCGGGCGCACGTCCCACCAGATCATGTCGCGCGGGTCTATGCCGGGGCGGAACTGCGCGGCCAGATCGGGCGGCAGGACCGCGCCCGCCTTCAGCGCGATGACGCACCACCAGCGCAGTTTCGTGTCGGCCTGATCGGCGGTGGCCATGCGGTTCGCGACGGCCTTGCGCAGCGAGGCGCGGCGGCGGTCGAGTTCGGCGAGGGCGAGTTGGGGGAGAGTGGTCATGCCGCGATTCCAGTGATTTCCGGCAAGCTGCGGCGGCTCATGGAAAGGGTGAAACCAAGCTCGCGTTCCTTTGCCACGTAACGGGCGTATAACTTGGGGCGTAGTTCGGCGGCGCGCTTCAGGTCGCTGTCGCAGGCCATGATACAAAAGGCGCAGCTCTTGCGGCGCATTCCAGCTGCGTAGACCCAGTGGGCCTCTTGTCCGGCTTGGGCGATCGTGGCGAAAACAGTGGTCTCGCTCATATCGTGGATCGGCAGCCACTCGTACCAGTTGCGCCCAGCCTTCGAGTTGCGGGCAGATACCTTGAGTGTTTCGAGCTTTGCGCGGGAGCTGCTTTCCTCGGCGCGAAGTCCCATGCAATTGACAATCAGGCCGTTGAACTGCGGATTCGCCTTGAGGTAGCGGCGGACCTCGCGCTCAATCGGCCCGCGCTTCAGATCGCTGGTGCACTGCCGGTTGGACGGTGACGGGAACATGCGACGGCGGTCAACCATCGTCCAGAAGTCGGTGACCGATTTGCAGACGATGAGAGGCAGTCCCGCTGTCGTCTTTCGGATCAGCTCTTCGCAGCCATCCCACTCGACATCACCCAACTCTGCATGCACGACGAGTAGCTGATCGTCAGGCACCAATGTGCGGACGATCACAGTCATGGCTTGGCTGTCCTTCCCGCCACTGTGATTGATGACAAAGAGCGCGCCTTCGTCGATCAGATGTTGGATGGCTTTGACCTGACTTTCCATCACAGCCGCCCCAGTGTGGCGACGGCGCCGTAGATCAGGGCGGCCCAGATGGGGGCCGAGGCGAGGCTGAGGGTGACGAGGCCACGGCGGCGGGTGCGCAGGGCCTCTGCCATCGGGTCGTCGCGGAGCATCCAGTCCTGGTAGTACGGTTCCGGTTTCATGGCTGTGCTGGCTCCAGCAAGAGGATCAGGGCTTGGCACGCGGCGATCAGGGCGATCACCGCGGCGAGGATCGCGGCGCTTTCGTGCCAGTCTTTGCGGGTGAAGGTGCGCAGGGTTTCGATCATGAGAGGGTTCCTGCATTGAAGATCAGCGCGGCGACGGCGAGGCCGAAGGCGGTGACGAGCAGTTCGCGCCAATAGGTTTGCGCAAAGTTCATGCGGCAATCTCCGGTTGCGGGATGATTTTGGCCGCTTCGTTCTGGCCTATCGCTGCGCTGCTTGAGGCCGGGGCGGCGAACTTGTCGGTCTCGTTGCCCCACGCAGCCCAACCGGGGCGGGGTTCGCGGGCGAAGAGTTCGACGCGGGGGACGTTGCCGAACATGCGTTCGAGGCGTTCTGCCGCCTCTGGCGGTTTGCGGCTGTGTTCGCGGCGCGGAGCGACGATTAGCTGGCGGACGTCGTGCGCCCGGACCGGCAGGCCCTTGCCGCGCCGGAACAGCCAGCACGGTTCGATCTGCTTGCGCGAGAAGTAGCCCATCGACATCGGCAGCGGCGCAATGTCGCCGGTGAACATGTCGACCTGCTGGGCGTGGATCAGCTTTTGCTTTGCCCAGTAAAACAGGTCGGTCACGAAGCGGTCGAAACCCCACGCGGCGGCGAGATCGAACGCGACGTCGAGGTGGCTGCCGACGAGCCACATGGCCAGCACGGCATCCTTCGCCGCCAGATCGGCCACCGGGAGGGCGGACATTTCCTCGACGCTCATGGTCGGATAGTGGTCTTCCGCTTCGCGGAAGGTCTTCTGCGTAGGCGTGCGGCGGCGGCCATCGTGGGTGTTGAATGCCCACGGCGGGTCGGCATAGATCAGGCCGTAGCCTCCATTGGGGCGCTGCTCGATCATGCGGCTTGCCGCTCGGAAGAGGGTAGGGGTTGATACCCCGGCAGGTGGTGTTTGCCGGCAGGGTCGCAGGCGAAGTGACGGGCGAGGGCCTGCAGGCCCCGGGCACGCTCGACGTTTTCGGTATTGCGTTCCGCCGCCTCTATGCCGCGATCGCGGGCGTTGGCGAGTTCGGCGATCCATTTGGCGCGAGGGCAGATATCACGGGCGACGAGCAGCCGGGTCGTGCGGTCACGGCCCTGCGGATCGAAGTCGCGGGCCAGCACGTCCGCCAGTTCGGGCAAGTCCGCGCCCGAGAGGACCGCAATGGCCGTCCACGGGCGTAGCAGCGCCTCTGCCCGGGCGGGTGTGATGCGGTTGGCGGCGACCTGTTGCTGCGCGGTCTTGCGGCGCAGGCGGTATTCGCGGGCGGCGATTTCGGCAGCGCTACCGCCTTCGGCTACTTGAGCGTAAATGTTCATCACGCGGCGCGCCGACGTTGCTGGGCGCGGGTCTCGATGGCGTCGATCTGGCGTTCGCAGACGTCTGCGGCGGGCGCGGTTAAGGTGCGGCTTGCTCCGCCTACCGCTGCGCTACTTGAGGCGGGGGCCAGATGCTGGACCGGCGACAGCTTCTGAACGAGCAGGCGTCCATCGGCGCGGCGCTGGATGATGCGGACCGGGTCGCCCTGCGGCTTCAGATAGCCGGTGCTGCCGGGGTACGGGAAGGCTGCCTTGGTTTCGAGCATGGGTTTCTCCCTGATGGACGCAGGGGTATGTGCACTAATTGCACACCATGATCAAGTCTCAAAGTGCATCAAATGCACATCCAGGCGTCCGACTAATCCTCGTCGGGCCAAAATTCCCGACTTTGGGATGCTGGATCAGTTGGGGGAGGCAGGGGCAAATCGGGCGATTCGCCGTGGAATGCTGCGCGCACCCAAGCCGCCGTAGGGCCGATACCCTGAAAGATGGCGCGCACTTCGACGCCTGACGCTATGAGGGCGCCGATGCGGCCGCAGCGTTCGGCAGTCAGATAGCCGATCTGAATGCCGCGTGCACTGAACACGGCAACGGCGCGCGGGTCAGCCGGGTTTTCAGGTTCCCGGCGCAGTTCGACCGGTTCGCCGGGCGAGCACAGAGAGAGTTCGAAGCGTCGGCCAGGACCGCGCCGGTTGGGGTAATCGATCCCAACGACGGCGAGGGACATCTGCGGAAGGGTCAAAGGCTAACCGAAGAATGCCTGAATTTTGTCGGCAAAGGCAACGAGAGCAGCGATCACCGCCAGCATGATAAGGAGCCGGGTGTCGATGTAGCTCTTGCTCGGAAGATGGGACACCTTCTCGTTCAAGGTGGCGAGTTTGACCTCAACCTCTCCCAAACCGTCACCCAGCTTGTCGAGGCGGTGTTCGAGACGGGAAACGCGGTGGTCCATACCATCGAATGTGCCATCTCCCCCACCGCCTTTCAAGTCCGCAATCTGCCTATCCTTTTCGGCCAGCTGCAACCGCATGAACGTAAGGTCGACAGGGGTGGGTTCAATCATCGTCCTGCCCCGTCATGGCTTTATATCGAGTCCACATGGCGTCCGCCCGCTTGCCGATTTCGTCGATCTGTCTTTTGAGCACTTCCCTGTCGTCGATCTGTACGCCGAGAAGCGCGATCTGAATATCGCGCATGGCGACGACCATGTCAGCGAGAACGCCAGCAAGATCAGATTTGGTGACCGGTTCGGCCATCCGCTCAGCCAATGATTTTCCGCGCATCTACAAGCCCCTTGCCACCCAGATGGCGCGGCCTTCGATGCGCAAGTCCCCCGCATCAACCTCTTGATCGGCCATTGCCGGGTTGTCCGAGATGACGAGAATGCGGTCGCGCCCGACGGTGCGAAGACGTTTGATGCCAGCAGCGCCGTAAAGGTCGATCCAGTAGATGCCGTCCTGCCGCGCCAGCTGGCGATCCGCGATGTCGATCATGATGGCATCGCCCCAGTTCAGGGTTGGATACATGCTGTCGCCGATCCCGGTAACGAGACGGAGATTGTTTGACGGGGATCGGGTGATCGCACGGATAAAGGCCAGATCGAAGTTGACGGGTTCTGCCTCTACATAGCCGTCAATCAACGTCCCTGACCCCATTGAGAGTGAAAGGTCCAGCTTCTGTATCTGTACGACCTCGCCGGTGTCGGTTGCAGGTGAAGAAGGCATCGGCGGGGGAACGGACGTCGTGATGCCAGCGCGAAAAAGCACTTCGTCACGCGACACTTGCAACAGGTCTGCAACCGCGTCGGCGCGGCGGGCGTTCATGTCGACTTTGCCATTCACAATCTTGTTCGCGACCGAGCGTTCAACGCCCAGCGCGGCAGCAAGTGAGGCATCGGTCACGCCGAGTTCGCGCTTTCGCTTTTTGATCCATTCAGTGTCCACCGCGCCTCTGTGCAACTCACGCACAAAAATGTCGTGCGCATATTTTGCACATTGCGGGCTTGACGAATGTGCACTTCTTGCACAATAACGCTGCATCATGACAATGCTCGCAGCCTACATGGAACGCAACAAGATCAGCGACGCGGACCTTGCCGTCGTGATCGGCAAGGATCGATCGATCGTAAATCGCATCCGGCAGGGCAAAATGCGCCCGACACTAGAGGTTGCGGCTCTCATCGAGAGACACACCAACGGAGAGATTCCGATGCAAGCGTGGGTATCTGAGGAAGGTGCTGCCGCATGATCGAGCATCACATCAAGCCCGTTTCGGGCGGCAAGCCTGTCAGCCCGCGCCCCATTCATAACGCCACTTTCGTCCCGCGCTCTCGTTTCCACTGCGACGGGCGACCGTCCGAACGGTGGGATGGCGAGAGGTGGGTGCCCTGGGACTGGCGGAACGATCGGGAGTTGGGGGAATGACCGATGGCTTTGCATTGCCGAGTCCTTCGGGCTGGCGGAGATTTCTTAACGGGCAATGGGTCGAGATCATTGGACCTGTCGACTCCCGCGAAATATTAGGCACGCCCGCCCGGTTGCGCGAGTTCCAAGGCACCGCGTGCCGCCTCGGAAAGAGCAAGTAGATGGTGCGCGTCGATCAGGAATGCGGCGGGTCCCCCGAAGTCTTTCAGGGTCAGCCGCAAGGCAGCCATGCCGCTATCGTCAAAGGGTTTGAGGTGAAGGTCGGTGACGGTGGGCAAGCCGGGGTCCTTCGGCATCGCGTCGAAGCCCGCGTTGGCAAGAACGGTACCAAACTGCAGGGCGGCGTCTGGTTCAAAGACAATCTTTCGTCTGCGGCCATCCAAAGGCACTTCGAAAACGATGCGACCATCTTCGCGAATTGCGATCCGGGCCTCGTCCTTGTTAATGATAGCCATTCTTCCTCCGTCAGCGATTTGACCGATCGTACGGTGGCCGAAGCCGGAGGCGATGGCAACGCCCCCGACGGACGGGTCGATGGTGGGATTCCAGCGGAAGTTGGCGAGTTCATTCACAGGGTCAGCGGTATCAGCCCCGATGGCGATCCGTCGCCCGATTATGCGCTGCCGGATATCGGGCCCGATATCGGAGACACGGCGGATGGCGAGCCGGATCGCGAGGCGGCGGGGCCCGATGTGAACGATTGCGCCGATGGCGGTGGCCTCAACTCCGCCATCGGTCGGTCCGCCGGGCCCGTGGAGGCCCCCAACATACCGGGTTCGGCGGACCTGTGCATGCAAAGCGAATACGAAAATGCCGATGGTAGTGGCCGTCACGCTGCCGCTGGTCGGCCCCCCGAACCCAGACCGACTACCAATCCGCCGGGTTCGGGGGGCCTTTTCGCGCATGGGTTAAGCTTGATAGCGGGCACGGGACGCTGCGGCGGGTGTGACCTGTCGCTGGACGACCCTGCCGTGCGGCAATGCCGCGATGCGCGGTGCCCGCAGCGGGTGGCGGCATGACGACCGATCGCACGGTTCGCCTTTCGCCCGAGGAAAAGGCGCTGAAGCTGGCCACCGCCGATGCGGTGCGCGCGGCGGGCGGGCAGGTTTTCGTCGGTGAGGAAGTCGGGCGCACGCAGTCGGTGATTTCCGATTACGGGTCGACCAGCACGCGTAGTTTCATGCCGCTGGATATCGTGCGCAAGGTGGAGGCGCTGAGCGCCGGGGCACCGGGTGCGCCGCATATCACCCGCGCTCTGGCGCGGGCGCAGGGGTTGTCGCTGGATTGCCATGCCGATCCGCGATCCGACGATTTCGATCTGGGCGACTGGATGGCGCGTCTTGCCGCCGAAAGCGCCGACGTGATGGCGCAGATGGCGGGGCACAACCTGTCCGCCACCTGCGCCGCGATGTCGGACAATGCCCGGGCCGACATGTGCCGCGAGCTGGACCAGCTGGAGGACGTGGTCCGCCAGTGCCGCGCCGCGATGGAGCGCGACGATCCCGATTCATCCTGACGCGCCGGTTGTTTCGCGAGGCAGAGGTTCAACGGGATCGATGATGGGGAATTTCATGGCAAGGGTAGAGGAACAGGGGGCGGCACCGCGCGGGGCGACGAATGCCCGCGATGCGCAGGTGTTGACGCCCGCCGACCTGACGAAATGGCTGATGGCGGCGCAGGCCGGGGCGCGGATCACCTATGCGCGGCTGTGCGATGTACGCCCGACACTGCGGCAGGCGACGACGGCGGCGATGATCCTGCTGGTGCGGCAATATGACGAGCGCGGCATGTTGCGCGCGCATTACATCGGCAAGCGCAACGGCGGGCCCGCCTATATCGTGGTGCGGACCGACCGTCCGTGGGTTGCCGGTATGGCTGCCGGGGTGCGGTCATGATCGCGGCGGCGGATTTCATCGCGGCGCAGGGCCTGACCTGTCGCGCGTTGCCGCCGATGGGTGCGCGCCCGTCGCAGACGGTGAGTGCGTTTCCGGTTGGCAGTCGCGACTGGAACGTGATGGCGGTGGCCGTCTGGAACCCGGCGCGCATCGTGATCGAGGTGGTGCGCGAAGGCTTGCTGGAAGCGGTGCCGATGTCGTTTCACCGGGCGTGCGAGTTGACCGACGAAGTCGCGCGCGGCCTGCGCGCAGCCGGGGCCGAGGCCGCGCGGGTGACCGTACACGGCGTGACGTTCGCCAGCGAGGAAGCCGAGGCGCTGGACGACGTGCTGCGCCGCGCGATCGCGTTGTTCGATGACGAGAACCGGCCATGAGCGGCGAGGGCGTGATGGCGGCGCATCCGGCGCAGGTCTTTGCGGGCGAGGGTGACCGGCCTGACAGCGCCGAGGTGCTGGCCGAGCGGCAGGCCATTCTGGCGCAGCTGGGGAAGCACCGCGAGCGGCTGCACAAGCTGGGCGGCGATGCCGACGACGCGGGTCTGGTCGAGGCATTCGAATTGCGGATCGAGGTGCATCGCCTTGACGGCCTGATCGCGGTGATCGGGCAGGGGCTGCACCGGGTGGAACCGGAGAACCAGCCATCATGAGCGAGACAACCGTCAAGATCGATACCGGTGATGGGCCGGTGGATGTGACCCACGCCCTCAAGCAGCGAAGCGGTAGGGCAGACGATGACGCCATCAAGCAGCGGAGCGGTAGGGCAGAAGTAAAACCCCGCGATACCCGGAAGCGGGCGGTGCGGGTGCGGGCCGGTACCTTGCATGCGGCGGTGAAGGACGTGGCGGGGCTGGTGCCCGGGCGCACCGAAATCCCGATCCTGAGCCATGTCGAGTTTCAAGTGCGTGATGGATCCATATTAGTCACCGCGACCGACCTGGACTGCTGGGTTTCGCGGTCGCTGGCCAGCAACGACCGGGACGGGCCGAGCGGTGACGACTGGGCGGCAACGGTGCGCGGGTTTGCCGTGGCGATGCCGGGCAAGGCGCTGGAAAAGATACTGAAAGGGTTCGATCCCGATGCGATGGTGACGCTGGCGCTGGAAACCGACGATGGCGCGCCCGACGATCTGACCGAAACATATACCGGGCAGGTGACGATCACGTCGGGGCGGGCGCGGTTCCGGATCGACTGCCTGCCGGCGGCCGACTTTCCCGCCGTCCCGCCGATCGGCGAGGCGGTGGATTTCGCGATGGCCTGTTCGGCGCTGGACGATGCCTTCGCGCGGGTGGCCCATGCGGTCAGCACCGAAGAGACGCGCTATTACCTGAACGGCGTGTTCTGGCACCTGTGGCAGGAGCAGGGCGCGGCATCCGAACTGCGCATGGTTGCGACCGACGGCAGCCGTCTTGCCCGCCTGTCGCTGGACGTGCCCGAAGGCGCGATGCGGCTGCCCGATACCATCGTGCCGCGCCGGACCGTGACGCTGCTGGAAAAGTTGCTGGGGCAGGCGGTGAAGACCGGCGAGAATTCGGACCATGTGCCCGAGGTGGAGATCGAGCGCGGGTTGAACAGCGACCTGCTGCGTTATGCCATGCCCGCCGCCGACGGGGGCGAGGTGGTGGTGGTCAGCAAGTGCGTGGACGGCACGTTTCCCGAATACGCGCGGATCTTCAGCGGCATCGTCGCGGTGGATGATCCGGCGAAAGTGACCCTGCCGCGCGCGGCCCTGCTGTCCGCGATCCAGCGCATTGCCGCGTTGACCGACAGCAAGAGCCGTGCGGTGCGGTTCGCGGCGGCGGACGATGTTGCGACCGTTTCTGTCGTGGTGGCAGGGCTGGGCGGCGGCAGCGAGGACCTGACCGTCGTTTACGAAGGCCGCCCGATTGCGGTGGGCTTTAACAGCGAGTTCTGGCGGCAGGCGCTGACCGCGATCGCCAGCGACGACGTGCGCATGACGTTCGGCGACGATGCGGCGGGGCCGGTGCTGGTGGAGGCGGTGACGTCCGACGACGGCACGCGGCTGCTGCAAGTGCTGATGCCGATGAAGGTCTGACCCGGTGGACGCGGTTTCCCTCTCGACCGACAGGCTTACGCCGGTGGAGCGCAAGGTGCTGCGCTTTCTGGAACGGCAGACCGACGGGCGTTGTCCGAAAAACAGCGAGATCGCGGAGCATCTTCGGTCGAGCGGGGAATCGCATGTGTCGGACCTGTTGCGGGCGCTGGAAGACAAGGGGTTCATCGCGCGGGGCGGAAGCCGCAAGCAGCGGACCATTCGCCTGAATATCAGCGGGCGGGTGCTGGAAGGCAACAGCGAGGCGCGGACGGGACAGACGCTGCGGGCCGATCCGCCGATGCCGACCGTGCTGCGCGGGCGGGCCGCGCCGTGCACCTATTGCGGGTGCCGCGTCGATGCCTGCACCTGTCGCGACGGGTCGGTCCGCCGAGACATGGCGTCATGGGGGCTGACATGGTGAGCCCCGTGGTGATGGATGCCGGGCCGATCCTGCCGTCGCGTGCGGCGGTGCAGCGGCAGGCGCGCGAGTTGCGGGCGCTGGCTGACCGGATGCTGGAATTTTCGGGCCACGGGCCGACGGCGGACCTGTCGCTGGCGATGCGGCAGGCCGACAGGATGCGCGCGGTGTTACAGGCGCCTCTGGTGGTGGCGATGCCGGGCGATCCTTCGGCGGAAGAGCTGATTGCGTGGATGCGCGGGCGCGAGGGGCTCAGCTGGACCCGGTCCGCCGCCGACGCCGCGATCGCGCTGGACGAATTGCGGAGGGTGGGGTGACCGGCGATTCCGGCGATACCATCCGCGCGCGGATCGATGCGGTGAAGGCGCGGTTGCCGATCGCGGATGTGATCGAGCGCACCGTCAAGCTGTCAGGCACGGCCACGTCGCGGCAGCGGCGGGGGCAGTGCCCGTTTCATGGCAGCACGTCGACCAGTCTGGCCGTTTATGCCGAGGAAGGGCAGGCCCATTGCTATGGCTGCCAATGGCACGGCGATGTCGTGAAATTCGTGCAGGACACGTTTCAGGTACCCTTTGCCGAGGCGCTGGCGCGCTGCGAGGTGGAGGCCGGGATTTCGCATGGGGCAGGCATCGGCGGCGATGCGGCGCCGGTGCAGCGGGCGCGCAATCCGGGTCCGGTGCGGCAGCGGCGTGGTCCGCCGATGATCGATCCGGTCGCGATGGGCCGCTGGATATGGCGGCAGGCGCGGCGCGAGGACGGGCCGGTGCGGCGGTATCTGCTGGGGCGCGGCGTGCCCGCCGGGGCGGTGACCGATGCGCGACTGGCGGCGTACCGATACCTGTCCGAATGCCCCTGCGCGCTGTGGCGCGAGGGGGACGATCCGATGAAAGGCCCGGTGGCGCCGGCGGTGGTCGCGGATGTGGTGCTGCCCGGCATGGCGGATGGCGCGCTGACGTGGCGGGTGATCGGGGTGCATGTGACGTACCTGTCGCCCGATGGTGAGGGCACGATGCGGCGGCGCAAGCCGTGGGCCAAGCCTGACGATGCCGACCCGTGGCTGCCCAAGCGCCGGATGCTGGGCCCGGTGGGGCAAGGCGCAGTGATCATAGGTCCCTATCGCCCCGGAGCGCACCTGTGGGTGGGTGAGGGGAACGAGACGGTGCTGTCGGGCATGTATATCGGCGGCGCGGACGGCGACGCGGTGGGCGTGGCGACGCTGAGCCTGGACAACCTGCAGGGCGGCTTGGCCTTCGCGCGCAGCAAGTATGGCGGCGAGCGGGTGTGGACGCTGCACGATATCCGGCCCGATCCGGAGCGGCCCTGTTTCACGGTACCGGGCCATCGCGGCGCTGTGACGGGCCTGATCGATTCGGACATGGCCCCGCTGCGCGGGCGCAAGGATCGCGAGACCGGGCAGTTTCAGGGCGAGCTGGTGCAGGAAACCCGGCGCGGTCCCTACGCGCGCCGCGCGATCAGCGGCGCAGAGCGCGCGCGGGTCTGCGGCGAGCTGTTCGTCAAGGGCTGGCGCCGCGTCGGGGCAGGCCCCGTCAACGCGATGCGCGCCCCGCCGGGGATGGATTTCAACGATGCTGCAAGGGAGCTGGTTTGATGGATTTACCGGAGTTTGCGATTTCGGTTCGGCAACCGTGGGCATGGGCGATCATCCATGGCGGCAAAGACGTAGAGAACCGCGTGAAGCGGGCGATCACGATGGGCGGCATGGACAAACATGACCGTCTGGCGGTTCACGCGGCGACGGGGATGACGCGCGACGAATTCGAGGCAGCCAGCGGGTTCATGTTGCGGACGCTTGGCATCGTCTGCCCGGTGCCTTGCCATCTTGTTCGCGGCGGGATCATCGGCTCGGTGGGAATCACCGGCGTGGTCAAGGATAGCGACAGCCCGTGGTTTTTCGGTCCATGGGCGCTGACGCTGATCGATCCGGTGGCATGTGAGCCGATTCCCAGCGTGGGCCAGCTGGGCGCATTTCGCTGGTCAGAGGCCGATGCGTCGAACCTTCGCGAGCCCCTGCCTTGGATGCGGTCGTGGCCGGATTGTCTGTCGGGCCGAGGGGCAAGGTCGCAGTCCTCGCTTTTCGATGGGGAGCGGGTGCAGTGAGCAACCAGCTAAATCCGCTCAGCAGTTTTCCCATAATCGTCGTCCCGGCCGGGACCGAATTCACCGATCCCATGACAGGTGAGACCGCGGTCGTGGCTGACGGTAACATGGTTCCAAACGGCAGGGCATTTCATTGCACGCAGCGCGATCTCGATGATCTAAAGGCAAGTTTGTCAGACGCCGTGCCATTGACCCAAAGTACCACTTTGGGTCAGACCGTATGACCAAGTCCCCCTCTTTCGGCGCGCGCGACCCTTCGTCGGGGCATGCCAAGCAGATCTTGCTGGGGTATCTGCGGCGCATCCGGGCGCTGCGCGATCAGCGGCGCGAGATCAACGAGGACATTGCGGAGGTTCGCAAGGAAGCGAAGGACGCGGGCTTTTCGGCCAGGCGCATCGAGGAAGTCGTGCGGTGGCAGGAAGAGTGCGAGAAGCACGGGCGCGAGGTGGTCGACGAGGCGGAGGCGTTGTTCGACCTGTACCGGATGGTGGCCGACGGGCAGGGACTCGCCTTTGACGAGATGATGGACGACGCGCGCGACCGGGCGCTGGTGAAGATGTTCGCCGGCGAGGACCAGACCGCGCCGAAGCCGCCCACCGCCAAGGTGCGCGCCGCCAGCGACGCCGCCATCGCCGCCCAGATCGACCGGATGACGCGGGGTGGGGGATGAAGACCTATAACGCGCGTCGCTGGTTGCGAAAGGTTGGCAAGGCGTCTGTACGGGGCATGTCCGACGCCGAGATTGCCGAGCGTGGTTTAGAGATCATGTTGTCGGCGATGCGTAGCGCTTATGCGGCGCGACACCCATCCTCGCAAATGGCGGATAAACTGGCCTCAAGCAGCCGAACTGAAGGTGGCGCGGACCGCCAACCGGTAGGCCATGACTAGTTCGATTCCTATTGCCGTGGCCGATCCGCTGATGATGGCGTGGTTCGAGTGCAACGATGCCGGGAACGCGCGGCGGGTCGAGGTGCTGGCCGGTGGACTGCTCAAGTGGGTGGACGACGAGTTCTGGTCTGCGTTCGACGGGCAGCGCTGGTCGCAGCGCGAGGGCGAGTACCGGGCGCGGGCGCTGGCGCTGGATGTCGCGCGGCATATCAATGACGAGGCGGCGGCGCTGGCCGATCTGGTCGGCGATCCGGAAAAGCCCGATGCCGCGGCGCTGAGGGAACAGTATGGCGAGTGGTGCACGCCGCAGCGCGCGCTGGAGCGGCTGAAGCTGCTGCGCGGGCATGCGGTGCGATCGGGCAATGCGTCGCAGACCAGCGCGATGCTGACGCAGGCCAAGGTGCTGCCCGCGCTGCGCGCATGGTCGGAAGATTTCGACGTCGATCCGCTTGCCTACAACGTGTTGAACGGCACATTGCGCTTTCTGCCGCCCGCCGATGACGGCGGACCGTGGCGGGCCGATTTTCGGGAAGGGCACGACCCCGCCGACATGATCAGCCAGGTGGCCAACGTGGCCTATGATCCGAACGCGGAATGCCCGATGTGGCTGGAGCGGCTGTCGCTGGTGCAGCCCGATGCCGAGCAATGCGCGATCTTTGCGCGGATGTACGGGCAGACGCTGACCGGCCTGACCGACTGCGAGGAATTCTACGTCCACAAGGGGCTGGGCGGCGACGGCAAGTCGAAGACACACGAGATCATCGCCGACCTGCATGGCGATTATTACCGGCATTCCCCGGTGAAGACGTTCCTGCAGGCCAGTTTCCAGAAATCGGGCAGCGAGCACCGGTCGGACCTTGTCCGCCTGGCGGGCGATATCCGCATGGTGGTGAGCGAGGAACCCGCGCCGAACGTGGCGTGGGACGGCGAACTGCTGAAGATGGTGACCGGCGGCGGGCATGTGACCGCGCGCGGATCCGGGGCGAAGACCGAGATCACGTACAAGCCGCGATGGAAGCTGTTCGTCGAGGTCAACCCCTTGCCGCGCATACCGGGCGACGATCGAGGCTTTCGCCGCCGGTTGAAACTGGTGCTGTGGCCGGTGGACCTGCGCACGGTGGAGGGCGGGTTCGAGGCGCCCGAGCGGCTGCGCAAGCGGTTGATGACCGAAAAGGCGGGGATCCTGAACTGGATGATCGCCGGATGCCTGGACTGGCTGGCCGACCGGCGCATTCCGGTGCCGCAGGTGATGGCCGAGGCGCTGGAGAATTTCTGGGCCGAATCCAGTCCGCTGGCCGAGTGGCTGGAGGAACGGTGCGACCAGTCCGACAAGGAAGCCGAGACCGGGGCCACCGTGCTCTGGAAGGATTTCAAGGCGTGGCTGGAGAAGAACGAGATCAGCACCGACAACTGGAACACCACCAAGTTCGGCAAGCAGCTGACCCAGCGGCAGATACAGGGGAAGAAGGACGGGCGCGGGTACAAGGTGCGCAAGGGCATCAAGTTGCGCGACGACGTGCCGTTGCTGGGCGAGGAAGCGGACGATGCGCCGCGCGGTGCGCGCCCGCCTGTGCGCGACGACGATCGCGGCGCGGGTGGCGGCTTTGGTGACGGCGACGACGGGCTGGGTGACTGGCGATGATCGGCGCGGCGGGCAACCACAAGATGTTGTGTACGGACGGTTACGGACAGTTGGGCTCAACTATCCGTATTTCCGGGGCATGCGGGTCGATGGACAGCGGCGGGGTGGCGGTTGGGCGGCATGGCGGGGCCGATACGGACAGTTGCTACGGACGGTTTACGGATGGTTCGTGGTGGCGGGACCGTGCGGTAAGGCATTGAATTTGCGAGGGTAACGGATGGTTACGGACAGTTACGGAGGGTTTTCACCATGTCAGGCCTTATGTGCGCCTGTGCGCCTATGTGCGGACCCGGCCTGTAACTGTCCGTCCTGTCCGTAACCATCCTGACCACAAGATAGAGGATCAAACCCATGGTAACTGTTCTGAGAAGCGAAGTGGTGCAGGCCCGCGAAGGGATCATGCCGCTGCGGCGCCCGTGGGAGCGGACCGGGCGGATCGATGTCGAGCAGCTGTGTGCATGGGCCTATGGGCCGCAGATGGTCGACCGGTACGAGCGGGTCGGGCTGAGCGTGATGGAGGCCGAGGCGGCGGAGTACGAGGTCATCCGGTACTCGACCGACGGGGTGGGGCAGCTGATGCAGATCGAACATCTGGGCTGTCGCATCGATCGGGGCGGGGTGACGATCAGCGACGATGTGCATCCGGCGGCGCTGGCCGTGGCGAACGCTGTGCGGGCTGCGGAAGGCGGCGGGGCGGTGCGGGCCTTTGCGCTGGCGGGTGTGCGGCCGACGGCATGGATGGAGCCGGACCGCAAGGTGCGTGCCTCGGTCTGGGTCAAGCCGTGGGAGAAGGCGCAGGTCGAGTATCAGGGGCCGGGGCGCAAGGGGGCGTACTGCCCGGTCATCGTGCTGTGGGATGATCGGCGCAAGGAATGGGGGCGGGCCGAGTACGCGCGCTGGTGGAACGGTCTGAGCGAGGTGGCGTGGCTGTTGTCGACGCGGGCGCTGGGGTTCGAGGTGACGGGGCCGGAGGCTCCGCAAGAGCCGTGGGCCGACGATGGCGATGCGGCGCGGCGGGGGGCGGCAGCATGATGTGCCGGGATGATGGAAAACGGGCCGAGCCGAGTGCGATTTCGCTTGCATTTCGGCGGGGGCCTGCCCGCCCCCCTCGCGGGTCCTCCCGGGGTCGCCTTCGTACAATGGGGTGCGGCAGCGCGGGGCGTGGGGGTTTTGTGATTTTTTGTGCAAGTCGCGGTTTTGGTTGGCTTTTTGGTCGGGTTTACGGCCCGGTCGGGCAGTGAGTTGACGGGATGATCGTCAATATCGACGAGTTTTCGGAACTGTGCGGGGTCACGAGCGAGACCATGCGTGGCTATGTCCGGGCCGTCGACGGTACCCCGGCCTGGTTGATCGAACGGGGCGACAAGGGGCGTCCCTATCGCATCGACACAGAGGGCGGGCTTGCATGGTGGAAGGCTCTGCGCGACGAGGGCCAGCAGGCGGAAGCCGATCGGCAAGCGCAGTTGCAGCAGCTTCGTCTGGATATCCTTGGCGATCAGGCCGAGTCCGAAGACATGATGGCGCTGTCGGGCAAGGCGCGGAAAGAGGAATATTCGGCCACGATGGAGCGCATCAAGCTGCGCCGGATCATGGGCGAGCTGGTCGAGACCGGCGATCTGGTCCCGCTGCTGTCGCATGCCGCGGTCGAGGCGCGCCGCAGGCTGCAGATGGTTCCAGGTGAGTACGCGGCACAGATGGGTTTGACGCCGGAGGACGTAAAGCCGCTGCGCGACCTGATCGAAAAGGCGGTGAACGGGTTCGTGGAAAGCTTTGCCCTGCCGCGAAGTGGGAACGGCAATGCTTGATTTCGGGCAGCACGATCCGCTGGCATTCGCCGATGCACAGATGCTGGTGGCATCGTGCCTGTCGCAGATGCGCTTTCCCGAGCGGGTATCGCCATCGACAGCGGCGGTTCGCCACCGCGTGTTGGAAAACCCGGGTGCCTACTCGGGACCGTGGGGCGATGGACCGTTCTATGTCGAGCATCTGAACCGGATAATGGACTGCCTGTGGTCGGATTCGCCGCACCGGGAAGTGGGGGTCATGGGCCCCAGTCAGGTCGGTAAGTCCGAGATCGGCAACAATAGCCAGCTCCATACGATCATCTACGACCAGGCGGACACGCTGTTCATCGGGCCGGACCGGGTGCTGATAGAAAGCTACGTCAAGAAAGAGTTCGACAAGATGATCGAGCACGCCGTTGCATTCGAAGATGTTGGCGATCTGAAGTCGCGGCTGTTGCCGGGGGCGGGATCCGACACGCTGAACCTGAAGCGGTTCTATGGCGCGGACTTTTTCTTTTTCTGGCCGACGGGTTCGCGTCTGCGGGCGCTGCCGTTCTCGCGCATCCGCATCGACGATCTGGACGAGATATCGACCGACATCGACAATCAGGGCGACGCGGTATCGCTGGCGCATGGCCGCATGGGCAGCTTCGAGGCGTTCGGCCAGACGATGCTCTACGTGAACAGCTCGCCAAAGCTGGGGCCGCGCGCGGGCATCGAGGCCTTTGTCGCGGCGGGAACCAATGAACGGCTTTGGGTCGATTGTCTCGACAGCGAATGCGGCACGCCGTTTCCGATGGAATACGAGCAGCTGATGTTCGATCGTGGAGGGTCACCGGCTGACGCAGCGGCGAGTGCCGAGATGGCCTGTCCGAAGTGCGGTTGCTGCTTTGGTCAGAAAGAAAAGCGGGCGTTGATGGAGACGCATCGCTGGATCGGGCGCGGCGAGACGGCTGTGCCACGCAGCGAAAATCCGACGGGCAAAACCGGCGAGCTTGAACAAAACACGCGGGCGTCGTTCCGCCTCGATGGTGTGCAGGGCTTCCGACCGTGGAGTGAGATCGCGCAGCGTGCGCGGCGGGCCGAGATTGCGCTGGAGTATGAACAGGACGAGGGTCCGCTGAAGTCTTTCGACCAGACCATTCTCGGTCGGAATTACCGGGTGCGGTCGAGCGGTGAAGCGCCGGTCAGCGAGGACGAGCTGGTGCTGCGGGCGAAGGCATCGGCCTATGCGCTGGGCGAAGTGCCGCCGGGTGTGGAAGTGCTGATCGCGACGATCGATCAGCAGGGCAACCGTTTTGAAGTCGGGGTCTGGGGGTTCGGGACTCACTTTCGTGCGTGGCTGATCGACCGGTTCCCGATCCTGACCGTGGAAGAGAACGGCAAACAACGGCCCTTGCGTCCGTTCACCCGGCCGGAGGACTGGGCGGTGATTCACGAAAAGGTGATGAGCCGCAGTTATCCTTTGGCTGGCGCCCCGCATCTGCGGATGAAGCTGTTCAACACGGCGGTCGACACGGGCGGTCTGGATGCGGCGACCGATAATGCCTTTGCCTGGTGGCATGCGATGGTATCCGGTGACGCCGGATCTGGCCGTGCCCCGCTGCCACCTACGGCGATTACGCTGATCAAGGGCGGCAACAATCCGAAGGCACGGAAGCTGCCGCCGCCGACGATCGATGCGAAGCGCCAGATCAAAGGTGCCCCGCAGGCTGAATTGTACTTGCCGAACGTCGCACGGCTGAAGGATATCGCGAATGTCGCGTTGAATCGCCGCGAGGACGGTCCGGGCTATGTCCAGTTTCCGCGAGATATCGCGCCCGAGTATCTGGCCGAACTTCGCGCCGAGACCAAGCAGGGCGACGTCTGGATCCGCGATCCGCACGATGCGAACGAAACGTGGGATCTGATGATCTATGCGCGTGCCGTGCTGTTGCGATTCGGCGGGGACGACTCGGCACTGGCGTGGGTGCCGGCATGGGCCAGACCGCCGCGTGGCGGCCCTGCGAAACTGGAGACGGGGCCGCCGGATCGCGATCCGGTGGACAATTTCGACCCCACTGCAAGCCCTGTGGTCAAGATCGAAAAAGCGCAGAAAACCGGGGGTTCACGGCCCCGGCAGCGGCGTGGAATCCGGACACGCCGGGCGGGTTGATCGCAGAAATTTGCGCGACCGGTCTTGAGTGGCAGCGAATTAGTTGACAACCCTCACACCATCGGCGTCGCGAGCCAATCGGAAACCCGCCCCGCAAAGGCGGGTTTTATCATGCCCGCATCGTGCGCGGCAGGGTTCGCGACGCCTTCACACAGATTTGACAGGATGAACCGATGGCGGTGTCGAGCGAGGAAATCGCGCGGATGCTGGCGCTCGTGCAGGCTTATCAGGCCGCCGAGCTGGCCGTGCTGCGCAACCAGTCCTACGAAATGCCCGATGGCCGCCGCCTGACCCGCGCGAACCTGAGGGACATCCGTGCCGGCAAGACACAGGCAGAGGCAGACTATGCCCGGGCCTGCGGTGCCACCACGGTACGCGGTCGTGCCCGCCGGTTCGTGAACATGACCCGCTGATGGAACCGATTCGACCAACCCTGCTGGACAGCGCGATCGCCGCCGTCTCGCCAAAGCGCGGGGCGCAGCGCCTTGCCGCGCGGGCGAGTTATAACGCGATGGCGACGGCGCTGACCGAACCCGGTGGGCGGATCGACCGGCGCGGCGGATATCGGGCGGGGCAGTCCGATCGGCGGCAGACGAAGGGTTGGAAAGCGCGCGCCCGTTCCGCGAACAGCGATGCGCTGGGACAGCAGGAAACGCTGATCGCCCGGTCGCGCGACGCGGCGATGAACCTGCCGCCCGCGACGGCGGCGATCGAGCGCAATGTGACCTTCACGGTCGGCACCGGCCTGATGGCGATTCCCGATCTGGACGCCGATCTGCTGGGGCTGACCGCAGAGGAAAAGCAGTTCTGGACAGCGCGGATCATGCGCGACTTCGATGAATACATGACGTCGAAGGATCCCGATGCCGAGCGCGCGGCGACCGGATACGGGCTGCAGGAAATCGTACTGCGCGGCATGCTGGAGTCAGGTGACATCCTTGGCCTGCGCTGCTGGCCGGACGAACAGATCGGGCGGGTGAACTATACCGCGTGGAAGCTGGTCGAGGCCGACCGTGTGGTCAGTCCGTTCAACCATCAGGATGGCAAGCGCCACGGTGGTGAGAACGGTCCGGTCGTCGTCGGCGGGGTCGAGCTGGACGCATACGGCGCGGCGCAGGCCTATCACGTGCTGAAGAAGGCGCGCGAACCTTACGCATCGGCGCGCACGGCCAACGATACCCAACGCTACGAAGCGTGGGGCAAGACGACTGCCTTGCCGACGTCGATCCTGGTGTTCGACAAGAAGCGGGCGGAACAGGCGCGGGGCGTGCCGTTCCTTGCCCCGGTGCTGGAACTGGTGCGCGTGTTCATGGATGCGACCGACGCGGCGGCGCTGTCGATGGTGCTGCAGTCGATGCTGTCCATCATTTACAAGACGCCGGGGGCGACGGCCATGCCGGAGCCGGAATATGGTACGGGTGAGCTGGTCCAGGCGGAAGACGTGCCAGAGACGCTGCCCGCGAACACGTCGAGCAATATCGCGATGGAACCCGGCATGGTGCTGGAGACCGAAGACGATGCCGACGTAAAGCTGGTTTCGCCGGAAGCGAAAAACCCGGTCTACGAGAAGTTCTTCGAGACTCTGGTGACGATGATCGGGGCCGCGACGGGCACGCCTTTCGGTGTGCTCATGGCGCGGTTCAACAATAGCTATACCGCGTCGAAAGGCGAGCTGGAGCTGTTCTACAAGGAAATCGTGCGCCGGTTCGATCGCTTTGCGGCGGACTGGTGCGCGCCGACCCGCGAATGCTGGCTGTATGAGCAGGTCGTTCGCGGGATCTATGACCTGCCGGGTTTCCTCGACGATCCGCGGATGCGGGCGGCGTGGTGTTCGGTGCGCTGGGCGGGAGACGGCAAGATTTCGCTGGACCCGTATCGCGAGGCCAAGGCGTTCGAAGTTCACGAGGCGCATGGCTGGCAGACCGGACAGCAGATCGCCGCAACCATCAATGGCGGCGATTACGATGCCAACGTCGACCGGCGTGTGGCGGAGCACCGCAAGTTCGTCGACGGGGGGCTGCCGATTCCCAACCAGCAGGGCGGCGGGACCAAGGCCGTGGGCGACGGTGAGGGCGATCAGGGCGACAAGAAGGACACGACCGATGACGCTGCCTAAGTGGAACCTGGCCGATATTCAGGAGCGGATGTTCAACCGTCCGCTGATGGTCACACGCGACCGCGCGGAGATTGCGTTGGGAGTGATGGGGCCGAAGTTGAATATCGGCGCGCTGGTTGTGTCGGGCGAGGAATCCGAACGTCGACCTATGGCATCGCTTGCCTCGGTCGCGGCTGCGGCGCGGGTGGAACTCGACCAGATGCCGGGTGATGCATCGCTGGCGCGCCGGGACTGGGACGGGAACGTCCTCGATCCCTACGAGGTCTGGAATGGGCTGGCTGTTCTGCCGGTGCGCGGCACTCTTATGGCTGAAAACGGGCTTGAACCTTTTTCCGGCGCGACCGGATATGACGGACTGTCGTACAAGTTGCGCTATGCTGCGGGCGACGCGCACGTTGCGGGTGTTGCTTTCGATATCGATAGTGGCGGCGGCGAATGCGTCGACCTGTTGGAACTGTGCAGCCAGATCCGGTCGTTCGAAAAGCCGGTTGCTGCGATCATCCGTGGAACGGCCTGTTCCGCCGCCTATGCCATCGCGTGCAGTGCGGGGGTCGGTAACGTCTATGCGCCCGATTATGCGCGCGTTGGCCATGTCGGGGCGATCCTGATGCATGCCGACTTTTCTAAAAAACTGGATCAGGATGGCATTGCGGTCACCATGATCGCCAGCGGCGAGCACAAGGCCGACGGCAATCCATATCAGCCATTGGGCGAGGAAATCGGACGCAAGCTTCAGGGCGAGGTCGACGCCGCCGCCGCCGACTTTATCGCGCATGTCGCGGACAGTCGGCAAATCGATGCCGCCGCAATCCGCGCGCAGCAGGCCCGATACTACACGGGGGCGGACTCGGTTTCGCAGTCGCTCGTCGATCACGTCATGAGCTGGGACGAGGCGTTCAAGCACTTCGCCCAGCGTGTAAATTCCCCGGCTTCACGGTCGGGATCATCTGCTCCGTCCGGAGCGCGCTCAGCAAGGAAGGAAACCGCGATGAGCAACGAAGCACCCGCGCCGGCGGCGGAACAGCAGCCGGGAATCACCGAAGCGCAGATTGCGGCCGCCAAGGCCGAGGGACGCGAAGAGGGCATAACGGCGGGCGCAACCGCCGAGCGCGCGCGCATTACCGAGCTGGCGGAAATGGACGCCGGGTCGACCATTTCGGCCAGCCTTGGCGAAGCGATCGAGGCCGGTACCAGCGCAGGCGATTTCGCCATCGGGCTGGCCAAGGCGGCGAAGGCCAAGCAGGGCGCTGCGCTGACCGACGTCAAGGCCGAGGCCGTTCCGGCAGCAGCACTGCCCGAAGGCGGCGCGACTGCGGCAGCGCCGGGCGTGAAGCCGAAGGCCAATCGCGGTGCGGATTATGCGCAGCGCAAGGCCGCCGCGTCCGCCTGAACCCCAATCGCCCATAGAAGCCCGGGCGTGGGCTGCCCGGCTTTCGGAGTGACAATCCATGGCATACGAACAAGCGGCCTATACGGCCGGAACCCCGGTTACCGATCCGCAGATCATCGCGGGCGGTACCTATACCACGCGCGTGATCACCGTCCTTTCGGGTGAAGTCCGCAGTGCCGGTGCGGTGCTGGGCAAGATCACCGCCAGCGGCAAGTACAAGCTGTCGGCCTCTGCAGCCGGTGACGGTTCGCAGACCCCGGCTCTGGTGCTGGCACAGGATGTCGACGCCAGCGGCGGCGATGTCGAGGCGGTGTGCTACGAAACCTGCTCTGGAGGGATCGTGGCATCGGGTCTTACACTGGGCACCGGCCACACCATCGCCAGCATTCGTGACGCGATGCGCGATATCGGCCTGCCGATCGACGACTGACACAATCCCTGACCATTGGCTCGGGCCGAGAGGCCCATGACCCGCCCCGGTGATCCGTGGCGGGTTTTTCTTTTCGGGAGGATCCCCTCATGAACGATTTTGCTACTTTCTCTCGCGACGAGCTGTTGCCGCTCGTCCCGAGCGCCTTCGTCGGCGGCAGCTTTCTGCAACTGGCGTTTTTCCCCGACGTGTTCGAGTTCGACACGTCCGAGGTCTATTTCGACCGTGTGCTGGACGATATGCGCCGGGCTCCGTTCGTGGCTCCGCTTGCCCCCGGCAAGATCCAGCAGCCGCGCGGTTTCCAGAAGGAAACCATCATCCCGGCGTCGATGAAGCCGAAGAACCAGATCACCGGTAAGGAAGTCCTGCGCCGGATGGCCGGGGAGGCGATCGGCGGGACAATGTCAGCAGCCGACCGCGAGGCCGCAATCCGCGAGATGTATCTGGAAAGCCAGATGAACCGGATCGCACGGACGCGGGAATGGATGGCCAGCAGCATCCTGCGCACCGGATCGGTTACGATTTCGGGCGACGATTATCCGTCGACCGTCGTCAACTTCAACCGAACCGGTTCGTTGACCAAGACGTTGCTGACCACTGCCCGCTGGGGTGAGAGCGGCGTTTCGCCTTATGATGACGTTGACGCGTGGATGAATGAAGTCGGCGAAGCATCGGGCAGCGCCGTCGATATCGTGGTGATGGACAAGCTGGCGTGGGGCTACTTCTCCGCTGATCCCAAGACCGAAAAGGCACTGGATCGTCAGTTGGGCCAGACGGCGGCCATCGACCTTGGCTTCACCGCCGGGGTGCCGGGCGCGCCGCAGTTCAAGGGCCGCATCGGTTCGGTCGAGTTCTACGTCTACAACGATCTTCAGATGGACGAGAGCTTCAACACCGAGAAGCTGGTGCCAGACTATACCGTTATGATGGGCAGCCGGGCTGGCTATGCTGGCAGCAAGCTGTGCGGCGTGGTCCAGCATGCCGAGAACCACTACCGTCCGGGCGAATACTTCCCGCACGAGTGGATTGATCCAAACACCGGCGCGCAGTGGGTTGAAACCATCACCGCGCCGATCCTTGCGCCCAAGCGGGTCAATGCCTCGCTGGCTGCAACGGTCCGCTGAGGCGGCGTTCAGCAGACCGTAGACGGCGGGGGTGCGGTTTCCCTTGATCCGCACCCCCGTCTTCATCCCGCCGTCCAGCCTTGGGCGTCGCGGTGAGGCATGTCCGGACCGGGCAACGTCCTCCACAGGGCCTTCAAGGACAGGAGATGACCATGGCCAATTCGACGAAGATTCTGGTGGCAACCCGCGAACTGACGGGCGGTACCAAGAAGGGCGAGATCGCCAAGCTGGAAAACGGCGAGGAACTGACTGCTGAAAAGCAGAAGGAACTTGGCCTGACGAACAAGGATATCGACCATCTGAAGGGTCGTGGCGATATCGTGGAGGTTGATGCCCGCGTTGCGGAGACCGGCACCAAGGGCGACAACGCCGCGCTGAAGGCCGAAACCGAGCGAGCCGAGAAGGCCGAAACGCGCGTCGCCGAGCTGGAGGCCGAAGTCGCCACGTTGACCAGCGAGAAAGAAGCGTTGCAGCAGGCGGTGGCCGCCGCGCAGCAGAAGTCCGAGCAGAACGGCAACTGACGCATGGCCGTCGAGACCGCCGCCGATCTGGCGGGATTCTTCCTATTCGGAGAATACGCCGAGGCGGCGGTCTATCTTGCCCCGGGTGCGCCGATCGAGGATTCCACGCCGTGTCTGGTGATTGTGGATCGCGGGCAGGGACGGGCGGTTTTCGACGCGGGCGAACGGCAGGCGGAAGGACCGCAGCTGCATATCTGGGCGCAATTCGCGGAGCTGCCCGCCGTGGTGCGGCGCGGCACATTCCGCATGCTGGACGAGCCGGACGGGATCGAGACCGGCGAGATATTCGAGATCGCGGGTCTGCCGCGACTGGATCATGAAGGCGCGATCTGGTCGTGCGAACTGATCGACCGGAGCGTCTGACATGGCGCGGGCTCCACGATCGGGCGGGATGATCCCGAAATCGAGCCGCACGACGCGGTTCATGAATTTTCATAATCAGGGCCTTGCCCGTGCCGATTACCAGGGCGCTCGGGGGCAGGGTTTTACTGTCGAGTTTCTGGCCGAAAAGGCTGCCCGCGATATGGAGGCAGGGCTGCAGCAGGGCGCTGTGGCCATCCGCTCATCCTCTATCGAGGCGGCGGTCACCAGCACCGACGAGATCAAGCAGAAGATGCGCAGTTTTCTGGATGCGCACTTCACCGGTTCGGAAATGCACGGCAACAATCACCGCCGCGTATCGAACGCCTCTGTCCAGAGCGTGACCTATGACGATGTGTCCGAGAAAGGGCAGTTCACGTCGCTGATCTATTCGAAGTTCGGGTATCGCGGTGGCGGGGGCTTTGTCGACTTCCTGTTGCTGCACATGCGCGGCGGAACGGTGAAGCCGCAGAAGGGCGAATGGATTCGCCTCGATCGACGCGGCAAAGGGCAGATCGGCCAGCAGACCGGGTTCTTTCCGCTGTCGAAGCGCGACACGTTCTTCGTCGAAGCGGACGACGGCAAGAAGCTGTTTCAGTTGCGCCGCAAGCGCGGTGGCGGGCCTGCGGCAAAGGGCACCGAACTGCTGGCGACGCTGGTCCGCAGCCTGACGTTCAAGCCGTCGCTGCAAGGGCTGGAGACGATCATGGCGACGCGCGGTGCGGTGTTCGAGCGGCACTTCGACGCGCTGCTGGGTCAGCGGCTGTCGCAATCCGGGGGGCAGGTCTGATGGCTTCCGTCCGGATGCAGATTTATGCCGCCGTCAAGGCAAAGCTGGACGCGGTCAGGTCGGCGCTGGCGTTCAATGGCGTGATCGTCAACCCGCGCGAGCCCATCGGTGTCGACCAGATGGACGCGTTGATCCTGATGCATGGCGGCGATCGCGATCCGAACTGGCTGACCGGCGGTATCGAGGACCGGTGGCTGGAGATCGGCGTAGGCTGGATGCTGCGCGAGACGACGGAGGGTTCGGCGGAGGAACAGCTCGACGCGGCGCTGGTCGCGGTATGCGACGCGCTGACCGATCCGGACGACGTGCAGCTGGGCGGACTGGCCGTGGAAGTGATGCTGACCGGAATCGAGGAACCGCAGATCGGGCGTGCCGCCGATGGCGCGCACGTGCTGGCCGGTCAGTTCTGCGAATTCGCCGTCCGTTACATGACCCGCGAGGGCGATGCATCGACACCCGCGCCCTGACCGGCGCAACCATCGAGAAGGACCAAGGCCATGGCCGAGACTATCCCCGAACACCGCACGGGTTTTGCCACCCGGAGCGGCGATACCCGCGTGATCGGCACGAAGAGCGACGAGACGTTCCGCAGCGTGGCCGATGCCCGCGCGGCGGCAGGCACGATCCAGACGACGGCGCAGGAAGCCAAAGTGAAGGCCGAGGCAGGGTCGGGGGCTAAAAAGGCGTCCGCCAAGCCCGATGCCCCTGCTGGCGGCCCGATGCCGCCGTCCACGCAGACCAACTGATATCCATCCCGGGACCTGAAAGGACCAATCGATGAGCGACTTCCTGACCCGCAACCGGCTTGTGACCGCGAAGGTCGAGGCCACTTCGGGCACCGATGCCGTCCCCGCGCCCGCGACCGACGCGGTGCTGGTGGAAGAGCCGCGGGCCAATCCCAACCTTGAACTGGAACAGACCGACGAGGTCACCGGTTCGCTGGACACCACGCAGTCCATCGTCGGCGGCGGGTTCATGGAACGGACCCACCGGTTCTTTGCCAAGGGCAGCGGCACGCCGGGCACTGCGCCCGAATATACGCCGTACCTGCAGGCGGCGGGCCTTGCCGAGACGATCCTTGCCGCCGATCTGGACGATACGGCGCAGGCTGGCGCACCAAGCACGATCACGCTGGCAGCCGGCGCACCTTCGACCGACCTGACCGGATTCGTAATCACGCTGGACGGCGGTACGGGTTCCGGCCAGACCCGCGTTATCACCGCGTACAATACCGGCACGAAAGTCGCGACCGTCATGCCCGCATGGGATACCGAGCCCGATGCGACCAGCGAGTACGTCGTGCACGCAGGTAACCTGTTCGTGCCCGCATCGACCGCGCTGAAGACGATCACCGATTATCTCTACAAGAAGAACGCCGGAGCGGGGAACGCCATTCTGGAGAAGCTGACCGGTGCGGCGGCAAACCTGTCGTTTGCGGTGCAGACGCGCCAGACCGGCAAGTTCACCGCGACGCTGCGCGGCAAGCTGGCCGATCCCGCCGATGTCGCCAACCCGACCGGCGCCGTGTTCGACGCGGTGCGTCCGCGCCCGCTGCGCGCGGCGGACGCGTTTCTTGACGACCAGCGCGTATGTTTCCGCAACTTCACGCTGGATTTCGGAAACGAGATCGTGATGTCGGATTGCCCGGGCGAGACCTATGGCTATGAACCGGCGCGGATCACCCGGCGCAAGCCGACCGGGCGCATCAATCCGCAGACGCTGACCCTGACCGCTCGCAACGCCTTCGCCGACATGGTGGCAGGCACGCAGCGCAAGCTGTGGCTGAACTGGGGCGAGACGCCCGGCAACCGCGTTTCGATGCTGCTGCCGTCGATCGTCTACACCGGCAAGGAAGACGACGACCTTGACGGCATCAGCGCCGACGGACTGCCGTTCGAGCCCTATGGCCCGGACAGCTGGCTGTATTACCTGGTCTATTGAGGGCGGCATGCTGGCAAGCGTTCAGGACCGCCATATCTGCGAGATCGGCGGCACGAAGTACGGATTCCGCACGCCGACGTTGTACGATCCGGCGAAGATGCGGCGGATCCTCGGTCGCCAGAAAGTCCGGCGCCCGTCGGCCACCGAATTCCGGGTGGCGGCGTTGGCCGGGCTGGGCGAGATGGCCAAGGTGGCTGGCGAAACCGAAGAGGGCGAGCGGCAGCAGGCCATCGTCGAGCGGTGGTACGAGCTGCTGAAACCGATCGACGAGGACGATATCGACGAGCCGGACTTCGAAAAGCGCGCCGTGATGAAATCGGCACAGGAGACGGAACGACTGGTCGAGATGACCGCGATGCGGGCCGACGTGATGGCGATCGAGGCCAGTCTGGAGCGGCACTGGCCCCCTTATGCGGAGCTGGTGGCGGACCGGGATTACTGGGACGAGGTCAGCCGGATCGAGGTGGTGCGGTTGTTGCTGGAATCGATCCACGGACAGTCCCTGCCGCATGACGAGGACGGAATGCTGCAGGCCGATATCTATCGGTCCATCCCCCCAGCGCACCGGGTGGAACTGGCCACGTTCGCATTCCGGCTGATGGCCCCGGAAGGTCCGCAAAGAAAAAACTGATCGTCGCCGCCGCCTATGCCTTCGACCCGGAGGAATTTGCCGGCGGCGAGGATTACACCCCCACCTGCCCGCTGCGGAACGACAGTTTCGTCGGGCAACAGGCCGCCGGCGTCCGCTGGCTGCATATCCATCCCGAATATCTGCCCGACGACTGTTTCGAGATCGTGCGGCTTGCGCGGAACTGGCGCGACGGCGTGCTGCCCGAACCGGGCGGCGTGCAGGACCAGGCCGCAATGACGGTGACCAGCATCGAGATCGTGCTGGTCGCATGGTCGAAGCTGCAGGCGGCGCGGGACAAGGAAATGCAGGCAGCGGCGAAGCACCGATAGGCACAGGAGACCAAGGCAATGGCTGTCGAACGCGCGATCAACATGGCGCTGCGCGTGCTGGGCATCGGCGAGGTGGAGCGCGACTTCAAGCGCGTCGGTGCCGCGGGCGATCAGGCGTTCGGCAAAGTCGCCAAGGCGGCGAACGGCGCGGACAAGGAAGTCAGCGAGTACACCCGTCGGCTGCGCAACGCGGTGGCGGCGGCGAAGGGCGCGGTCGACCGCAGTCCGGAATTTCAGGCCCAGCGGGTCATGGATCCGGAGGGTTACCGACGGGATCGCAATCAGACCATCATGGCCGCCGTCGGCATGGAACAGAACGCCATGCGCGAGGGCCTTGGCGAGACGGCGGCGGCGTGGGATTCGCTTTACCAGTCCAGCGACAAGGCCGGGATGTCGATGAAGTCCGCAGCCCTTCTGGGGACGGCGGCGGCGACGGCAATCGGTGCGGCGGCAAAGTTCGTGTGGGACAGTGCACAAGCCTACATGGAGCACGAGCAGGCGGTCGACAGTTTCTATGCCACGCTTTCGCTGGGCGGGAATCGTACAGATTCCGCCGCCAGCGAAATCGAGGCGATGGCGGGTCGGGTGGTCGATGCCACCAACCAGACGGAAGAGGCTGCGCTGCAAGCGGCGGCATCGCTGGCCAAGGTGCCTGACCTGACGAAGGCCGGGTTGGACGAGGCGCTGAATGTTGCCGCGCTATTGGCAGATGCCCTGGGCACCGATGTTACCGACGTTGTCGAGGACATGCGTCCGGTGCTGGAGGCGCTGGCCAAGAAGGACATGAAGGCGCTTTACGAGGCGACCGAAGATCTGAACGATCCGCTGCGCGTTGCCATCATGAACCTTGCCGAGACCGGCAAGACTGCCGAAGCGCAGAAGGTCTATCTGGACGGTCTTCGTATGGCTGCCGGGACCGGGCCGAACGGGCTGACCACGGCGGCGAACGAGCTGTCCGACAAGTGGCGCGATCTGCTGACCGCATTTGGGGAGGACAATTCCGGCCCTGCCGTTGCAATGTTGCGCACCTTGTCCGGGTGGCTGGACACCTTCACCGAAAAGACGCGCGGTGCAATCCGCTGGTGGAAAGAATGGACGCTGGAACGCGGGGTGCGGCAGGAACAGATGGTCCTCGATTCGTGGTTCGCCAGTGATGAGCAAAGGGCAACCGCCCGTTCGAGGCAGACCCAGTTCAAGAACGGTCTGGCCCGCATGCGAGGTCAGACGGACCGGAGCGGTGGATTTCGAGATATGCGGGACGAGCCGACGTGGGCGATCAATCCCGACATCGTCGATAACACGAACGTCGCTTCGCAACTAAAGGGCCTTGAAGCCAGGTATGGCGGCTCCGCTTCGAAGGGTGGCGGCGGTGGCAGGGGGCGGTCGGGCAAGTCCGATGCGGAGCGTGAGGCCGATCGGCTGAAGCGCGAGGCGGAACAGGCACGCGAGGCGGCGGACCGGGTGATCGAATCCAACGACGACGTGATCGCCAGTTACCTGATCCGGGCGCAGGAAGCCGAGGAAAAGACCGGGCTGGAAGGCGCGGCGCTGAAGGCGGTGGAGCGCAGCCATGCCATCGAGGCAGCGGCGCGGCGTATCAACCGCGACGAGATCGAGCGCGAGGTCGCGGCGCGGCGCGCGGCGGCGCAGATGGCGGACGAGACGTTCGACGAGACGGCGGCGACGCGCGAGGCGACGGCGGCGGTGGAGGCCAAGGCCGAGCAGCTGCGCAAGCTGGCCGCGCGCGAGATCGATGCTGCTGCGGCGACGGCGGAGTTCAATCGCAAGCAGGCGGAAGCGGCGCGGATCGCCGATATGGTCAAGACGCCGCTGGAGCAGCTGACCGAAGAGATCGAGCGGGCCATCGAGGCGCTGAATGGTGGTGCGATTTCGGACGACCAGTTCAACCGTCGGATGGATCAGATGGCCGAGTCGCTGGCCGATATCCGGTATGAGGCGGACAAGTCGGCGCATGCATGGCGCGGCTATGGCGATGACGTCGGGCGCACGCTGAGCGATCTGGCGCTGAACGGCGGCAATGCGCGCGACGTGTTGCAGGAACTGATCCGCATGCCGCTGGAGCGGTTGCTGTACCAGAATTTCGAGGTGCCGGTTGCCAACTTCATCGACGGGCTGACCGGCAACAACCGCGAGAAGAACGTGGCGTCGGCGCGGGCCGACCTGCCGATCGCCGGCGATGCGGCGGCGGGATCGCTGGCGATGGTCGGCACGTCCGGCCTGCAGGCGGCGCAGGCGCTGAATGCGGTGGCGCTGGGCGCGGGCGACGACCTGTCGCAACTGGGCGCCACCGCCATCGGCACCGGCGAATCGTTGCAATCCGTCGAGGTGGGTCTGCACGATTTCGGCAATTCGCTGCTGAGCGTCATCACCATGCTGGCCAGCGGCGGTGGCGGCGGCGGGGGCCTGAGCGGATTGCTGGGCATCGGGATCAAGGCGGTTGCCGGCAGCATCGGCGGCGGCGCGGGCGCGACCGGGGCCTATGCCGGTTACGGTGACGGCACCAACATGACCGGCGGCATCATGAACTTTGCATCGGGCACCGACAGGTTGCCGATCGAACGCCCGTTCTGGGTGGGCGAGAACGGGCGCGAGCTGATGGAGCTGACCCGGGGCGGCGGCATGCGCGTGCACAGCAACCAGCAGTCGCACCGGATGCTGGGCGAAGGCGGTGGCGGCACGACGCTGGTGCAGACCATCAACATTCCGCAGGGCGCGGACCCACGCCGGACGGCAAGCGCGGTCAACCGCGCGACGCAGACCGGTCTGGCGCGCACGGCCCGCAAGGGACTGGCCGGGGGGATCGACCGATGATCGACGACGTGCGCCTGCCCGAAAACTGGTCGAAGGGGTCGAGCGGCGGTCCGGCGTTCCTGACCGATGTCGTGGCGCTGGATTCGGGCGATGAGGACCGCGAGGAACGGTGGGAGAACCCGTTGGCGCAATACGATATCGCGCACAATGTGCGCACGCCCGCCGACATCGCATCGCTGCGCGCGTTTCACCGGGCGCGGCGTGGGGCATCGCGCGGGTTCCTGCTGAAAGACTGGATCGAATATACCAGCGCGGCGGACGGCCAGACTGCGCCGACGGCCACCGATCAGCCGATCGGGACGGGCGACGGGGTGGAGACGGTCTTTGCCATCGTCAAGCGCTATGCCGACGTCGGCGGGCTGTACGACCATCCGATCCGCTGGCCGGTAACCGGCACGGTGGTGGTCGCGCTGGACGGCGTGCCGCAAGTTGGCGGGTTCACGGTGCAGCGCGGTGACGGCACGGTGACTTTTGCGGTTGCCCCCGGTGCGGGTGTGGCGGTGACCTGCGGGTACGAATTCGACGTGCCGGTGCGGTTCACCGAAGACCTGCTGTCGGTCAGCTGGGACACGATCAATTCGCGCAGCGCCGGTTCGGTGCCGCTTCAGGAAGTGCGCTGAATGGCCCGCACGCTTGATCCCCTGCTGGACGCCGCGCTGGCGCAATCGCCGCGCAAGGGGGCCGAAATCGCGATCGTCGAATCGCGCCAAGGCAACCGGCAGCGCCTGACGACCTGGGATCGTCCTCTGTCGATCGACCTTGGGCTTGGCGACGGGACGGAAACCTGCACGCCCGGCATGATGCATTCGGCGATCACGCTGGCTGCCGGGATGGATGCCAGCCATTTCGAGATGTCCGGCCCCATCGGCGGGGCCTTTACCGAAGAGCGGGTGCTGGGCGGGTACTGGCGTTCGGCGCGGGTCTGGCTGGGCTGGACATCGCCGGGGGTGGCGGATCCGCTGCCCGTCGCCGCGCTGATGGCCGGACGGGTCGGCGAATACCGGGTCGAGGGGCGACGCTGGGTTCTGGAAGTGCGCAATGCCGCCGATGGCTTCAACCAGTCGATCGGGCGGGTGCTGTCGCCATACTGCACGCACGATTACGGCGATGCCAAGTGCACGAAGGTGCGCACGCCCTATGCCTGCGAGGTGACTTATGTCGCCAGCTCGTTTTCTTTCGCGGTCGATATCGGCGGTGAGCATCCCGACGATTTCTTCGAGTTCGGCGATGTGACTTTCGATAGCGGCGCGCTGGCCGGACTGGAGGGTGAAGTGTTCCGGTTCACCGGCGATACCGCGTCGGTAGAGTTGCTGGCGCCGATGCCGGTCGCGCCGCAGGTGGGTGATACGCTGACACTCTATCGCGGATGTTCGAAGTTGCGTCTTTCCGACGATCCGACACTGCCGACCTGCCTTACCAACGAGAACGTGATCAATTTCGGTGGGCATCCGGAAGTTCCGGGCACCGAGCAATACTTCAAGATTGCATCGCCGGGAACCGGCGTGAGCCGCCGGCGGGGCACGCTGGGCGGCGACACCGGCGGGCTGACTTCGGCCCATCCGGGGGCGGCATGATCAGCGGGGCGGATATCGTGACCGCCGCGCGCGGGTGGATCGGCACGCCGTTCGCGTGGGGGCAGGCGCTGCGCGGCAAGGGTTGCGACTGCAAGGGGCTGATCGTCGGCGTGGCGCGCGAACTGGCGCTGCCCGGCGCGGACAGCATCGAGGCGCAGTTCGTCGGTTATCGCGACAGGGTCGATGCGGATCGTCTCGTCGCCGGGATGCGGCGCAATTTTGACCCTGTGAACGTCGCGCAGGACGGCGATGTCCTGTTGCTGACCGTTTCGGGCAAGCCGCAGCATCTGGCGATCTACGCCGGTGCCGGGCGGATGATTCACACATACTCGCGCGGCCCGGACTGCGTGATCGAGGTGCCGATGGCGTCGATCTGGCGGCGGGCGGTCGCCAGCGTGTGGCGCTGGAAATTCGAAGAAGGGGCAAACTGATGGCGGTCGATCCCGTCTCTCTGGCCGTGACCGCCGCGTTGATGGCGGCGCAGATGGCCATGCAGGCGAGTCAGGAAATCGAGGGTCCGCGCATGCAGGACCTGACGGCGACGGTGGCCGATTACGGCACGCCGCTGAACAACTGTTACGGGCGGCGCTGGCTGACCTGCCCGTGTTTCTATGCCGAGGATATCCGCGAGCGAAAGAAGAAGCGGAAGACCAAGGGCGGCAAGTACAACGAATACACCTATTTCGGCACCTTCGCGGTGCATATTGCCGATCATGCCATATCGGGCGTGCGCAAGATCAAGTTCGACGGGCACCTGGTCTATGACGCCACGGCATCGGGCGCGAAGATCTACAAGCTGGATGACGATTACGACCTGTCGTCGAACATGCGGATTTATTACGGTTCGGCGACGCAGGAACCCGATCCGCGCATGCTGGCCAGCACCGAGGCGAAATACGGCCCCGGCACCTGCCCGGCCTATCGGGGCCAGTCCTATCTGTTTCTGGAGGATATCCCGCTGGAAAAGGTCGGCAATCGCATGCCGATCGTTTCGGTCGAGGTCAGCCGCGCCCCCGCGCAGATGGGCGGGGAAGACGGAAACGGCGTGCCGGTCGGCAGCGGCGGCGGCGATGGCGGCGATACGGAATACATGCAGATCGGGTGGGCCTATCGCCAGTATCAACCCGAACCGAGCAACTTCCCGAGTGGGTCGAATACCGGATCCCCGACTTATATAGAAACAGCAGTTCAGGCATCGCGCTATCCGGTTCCGTGGGACGACAGCGTCTATAACGCCGGGAAGGACGCCGAATACGATGCCTTCGTAGCAGCGGCGGAGCTGCCGCTGATCAATATTTTTACGGGATACTACGCGGGCGATTTCTATGCCGCGAACGACCCGAGCTATTGGCTTGACGAAACGCAGATTGCCTATGCCATGTACTATGCGGGCTATGGGTTCGAGCAAGGCCGATACCTTGTCGACATGGAAGATCGCACGCGGGTGAATCATCCGACTCAGCTGACGATCCTGTACACGCCGGGCAGCAACTGGGCCTATGAAAAGCACCAGCATGTCGGGGTGGGTGCCTTCATTCCGGTGTACGATTCGCAGCAGGTGATCGAGATCGAAGCGCCGCCTTTGCCGTGGTTCTGGTCATCCAGCGATCCGGTGGAGGAAGCGCCGCTGCCCGAAGATGACAGCGTACCGCTGAGCGCGATCCTGATGGATATCGCGCGGCGCGTGGGCATGGTGGCGGACGACTATGATGTCTCCCAGACCGAGGCGATCATCGTTACGGGATTCAACTGGTCGCAAAGTTCCGCCAAGCAGATCGTCGGGCCGCTTCAGGATGTCTACGATTTCGATTTTCGCCCGCACGATTTCCTGCTGGAAGCGGTGCGGCGCGGTGGGGAATCGCTGGGCACCATCACTGATTTCGCGCAGGCCGACCCGCTGTACAGGTTGCCATCGCCTTCGGATACCGACCTGCCCCGGCGCATCTTTCTGAACTTTGCCGATGTCGATGCGGACCAGCAGACCAATACCGCCGTTTCGCAGCGGCGTGGGTCGGCGGTGGACGGAGTGCGCGACCTGTCGATCGACATGACCAAACTGGCGCTGAACCCGGACGAGGCGCGCCAGTTCGCCGACCGGTATCTGCGGCGCAAGTGGTTCGGCATCACGCAGGCCAGCAACTCGCTGCCCCGCCGCGACATGGGAATAGAGCCGGGCGACGTGTGGACGCCGGTGTTCGGCAATTCGGCGCTGACCATGCGCAGCACACGGGTCGTGATCCCGGCCAGCGGTGCGCTGGAAATGGAGTGGGAGGCCGACGCGCCCGAACTGGCGGTGCTGTCCGGCGCGGCCGGGGCGGGGGCCGATGGTATTCCGCCGGCGGAGATCTACACCCTGGCCGAGACCGAGGGCGCGGTTATGGACCTGCCCCTGCTGGTCGACGCGCACGATCAGACCACGCCCTTTGCCTATATCGCGGCAGGTCCGCTGGGTGACGAGGGCGCATGGCCCGGGGCCGATTTCGCGCAGAGCGATACCGGCGACGAAGACACTTTCGAACTGGAATGGGACGGCATCGACAGCCTGTACGAAGCCTATATCGGCACGGTGGGCGCAGCCTTGCCCGATGCCAAGCCGTGGAACGTCGACAATGCCAGCACGATCGAGGTCGTGCTGAATTCGGGCGAGCTGGTCAGCGCGACGCTGGACGACCTGATCGACGACGGCACGCTCAATCTGGCCCTGATCGGGGAAGAGATCGTGCAGTTTCAGACCGCGACGCTGACCGACGACCTGACCTATACGCTGAGCGGCTTTCTGCGGGGCGTGCGGGGCACGGAACGGGCGATGCCGGGCCATGTGGCCGGGGAACGCTTCGTGCTGCTGGACGCGGCGAAAAAGCACACGATGGGCGCCAGCGAGATCGGCGATACCGACAGCTATATCGCGCACACCGTGGGCCGGGGGATCAATACCGAGGATGCCTTCGACGTGGCGTTCACCGGCGCGGCGCACCGGCCCTATGCGGCGGTGCATGGCAGTACGGCGCAGAGCGGGGCGGACTGGCTGTTCGATGCGGTGCGGCGCACGCGCATCGGCGCCACCACACTGAACGGGCAGGACGTGCCGCTGGGCGAAGCGTCGGAGGCGTGGGAGCTGGACATTCTGGACGGCGGAACCGTCGTCCGCACGCTGACCGGAACAAGCCTGCCGATCACCTATGCCGAGGGGGATCAGATCACCGATTTCGGCGCGCCGCTGGGCACGGCCCCGGATGCCAGGCTCTACCAGATGAACCCGACGCTAAACCTTCGCGGCTATCCCCTGACCTTCTGAACGGACAAAGACATGACGACACCGACTTACGGGCTGATCGAATGGGCAGCCGCACAGGCATCCCCGTGGGTGCCGCACAATGCCGCGCTGCGCGCGCTGGAGGCAGTATCGCGCGGCAGCGTGCTGGACCGCGACCTGACGGCGCCGCCCGGATCGTGCAACGACGGGGCCTGTTATCTGGTTGCGGCATCGGCCACCGGCCTGTGGGCGGGGCATGACGGCAAGCTGGCCATCGCGGTGGGCACCGATGCGGCCAGCGGGTGGATTTTCCTGATCGTCGCGACAGAGGGCCAGATCCTGTGGGTCGAGGACGAAGCTGTCCGCATTGAATACGTCTCCGGTGCATGGGCGGCGCTGGTGCTGGGCAGCGGTTCGGCCAGCGGGCTCGACGTCGATACCGATGGGGCGCTTGCGGCAAACAGCGACAGCCTGATTGCCACGCAAAAGGCGGTGAAGACCTATGTCGACAACGCCGTGGCAGGGTTGTTCGATTTCAAGGGGGCGATCGATTGCTCGGCCAATCCGAACTATCCGGCGGGTGTGATCGGCGATGCGTGGCTGGTGTCGGTCGCAGGCAAGATTGGCGGGGCATCGGGCGCGGATGTCGAGGTGGGCGACGTCATCATCGCCAGCGCGGACAACGCGGGTGGAGATCAGGCAACGGTCGGCGGTGACTGGTTCATCCTGAATGTGAACATCACCGGGGGCGGTGGTGGGGGAGGCTCTGTCGCGGCAAAGGACGATGGAAGCACGGTTGTCGCTGCGGCAACTGCTTTCAATTTTACCGGCGCGGGGGTGGTGGTCACCGATGCGGGCGGTGGACAAGCGGATATCGCGATTCCCGGCGGCGGTGCGGGGTTGAAGCAGATTTCCATTCCTGCCGGGGCGATGAAGGTTCGCACGACGAACGGGGCGGCGGCGGGGTCGGTTGAGACCGCGACGAACAAGCACATGGTCGACAGCCTCGATTTCGACGCAGCGACGCAGGAATATGCGCAGTTCAGCCTTATGCTGCCGCAAAGCTGGGATGCGGGTACGCTGGCCTTTATCTTTCACTGGACGACGACCGGGACGACCGGCGACGTGATCTGGGGCGTTCAGGGCCTGTGTCGCGGCGATGGCGACGATCTCGACGGCGCATGGGGAACGGCGGTCGAAGTCACCGATACCTGTCAGGGCGCAAACAAGACGCACAAGAGCGCGACGACGGCGGCGATGACCATCGGCGGCACCCCGGCCAAGGGCAAGCGCGTGGCGTTGCAGTTCTATCGCAAGGCGGCGGATGGCGGCGATACGCTGACGGTCGATGCGAAGCTGCAGGAAGTGACCGTGATCTACAACACCGACGCGGCGACCGACGCATGAGTTATGCGATGATGGGCCCGCTGGCGGTGCGGCGGCGGGGGAGCGGTCAAACCATGCAGTTCGTCGGTCGGCAGTCCTACACATGGGGGCCGGGCGGATCGCAGGCGTTCAACCTCAACAGCCTGACCGGGGGCGAGGCCAGTCCTTCGACGATCAAGGCAGGCGACACGATCATCTGCGTCTATGCGATGTCGTTCGAAAACACGCTTGTACCTAACGGCATGAACGACAACCCCGGCTTTTACGGACTGACGTGGGACCAGCGAACGTCTGGAGGCGGCAGCGCGACCAGTGTCCTGCAAATTCTTTATCAGATGGAGCCACTGGTCGATGGAGCGGTCACGGGTTCTTTCTTCGCTGCTGTAGCACCGGGCGGGTGCGTTGCGCACTTCTATGTGTTCCGCAATCTGCATCCGAGACGCCTGAGTGTTTCGCAGGTTGGGAGCCTCGATCCTGCGGCGATCACATTGCCCACGACCCCTGCGCTTGCTCTTATCGGCGTTTCCGGCGTGCATACGTCGGGCACAGCGTCCTTCAGCGGATTTGGCGATGCGACGGATACCGTGCAGGGCAATTACGATGGCTCCACCCGCGACGTTCTTTCGGGCGTAGGCCTCAAGCGCAATATCGTCGCATCCCCGTATGACCCGACAGCTTGGACCGCCTCGGCTTTGAGTGCATACCGCGATGCGACAGTTTTGGGCTTCAAGGAAAAAGTCGCCACCAGCGATGCCTTTCGTAAGGTGCCAATCTTGATCACCGGGGGGGCGGCAACAGGCAACGAGGCGCTGAATTACGGTTGGGCTGGTACGGATTCTTATGGCACGGCCAAGACCACGACGGCGGTAACGCTGATGGGCGCGAACGCGATTTCGTTCAACGGCTCGCAGAGCGTCGAACTGGATCGCAGTCTACCGGAGGCGTGGTTCCACCCATCGATCGTCATGCGCGATCACGACTGGACGCTGGAAGGAGCGGTGAGGTTTAACAGCACTGCCGACCCGATCATTCTTGTTCGAAATTACGACAAGACGAACGAGCTGATGTTCTCGTTTTTGAAAAATACCGGACAACTTATATTTGTCTCCACGACCGATGGAACGGTTGCAACGCAAAATGTCGTCCAAGGTACGTGGACCCCATCAACGGGCGTCGATTATTTTGTCCGCGCGACCTGCGATTATCCGACTGTCCGACTGTTTGCGGGGCCGGTTGGTGGGACCGCTACGCTAATCGCCAAAAACACGTTATCCGGCCCGGTTTACCAAGGCACTGGCACGACAGTTATGGGGCGGGTTCTGGGTGGCGGTGCTGGCCTGAACGGTTACATGGGCGAATGGCGGTTCTCGCATGAGGCCCTGAATACGACCGACGACAGTTTCACCGCGCCGTCAACGCCGTGGCCGAGGACTTGATGGCAGATCAGAACTTTGACGAAAGCGATCGATATGCTTCAAAGCATAGCTTTCCGGCCTCAGCGAGCAATTTTGGATATTCGCCAAAGGGGGTTACTGCCTTACCGGACCTGATTTTGTACGGTGTGCGGTGAAATCTACGCTTGTTTGTAGACATCATCGGCGTCCAATATCGGCAGCCTTCAAAATAGTAGTGAGTGACTTGGCTTTGCCGCGAGCGAGACCGGTCAATTATAGGATTACCACCGTGCAAAAGGTTGGCGGACCAGATCAAGGCCTGCCCTTTCCGCAAATGCGCTTCCAACGGTTTCATTCCTTCGCATAGCTTCCGAATTGCCGGTTCGTAGTGCTCAGAGTAAAGTTTATAGCCGCCTTTACCCCATTTCGAGACGCCAAGATCGTCCATCGTCAGGTGCGGCATGGTGTGCGAGCCGGGATAATAATGCAGCGGCCCGTTTTCGGCGTCGGTGTCCTCCAGCGCGACCCAAACGCCAGCCATGAAGTCTTTCGGAAGACTGCTGAAATGGATCGTGTCGGAGTGCGTTAGTTGCTGGGTGCCGACGGGGAAATTGAGAGTTTGAAAGGCAAACGGTTCTCGCCCGTATAGCAGGGCCAACACGCGTTCGACCTCAGTGTTGAGCGCCAGTTCCTTGACGGCGGGCACCGTTTTCCAAGCGTCCTGAATTCGGGTGGGGTCGCTACCGTATTTGACGCCCTCGATAATCCGGTCGGGCAGGTCGGCGATGTCGAGGTCGATGACAGCGTAGCCCTTCGTTCGAAATTCATCGAACAACGGGCGATCCGCCGCAGGGATAGACGAAGTGTCGGGATCGTCTTGGAGAAATAAAGGGACTGTCTGCATGGTTACTCAGCCATCGGAATCGCGCGCAATCTCTGACCGAACATCCTGAACATCAAGTAAAAACGGGGTCATGAAATGAAGGGCAGGTTGCTTGCCCTCGTCGGCGCGGGTGCGCTGGCGGGGGTTTTTGTCGTGGGGCGGGCGGTTCGGCGGCGGATCGTGGCGCGGCGCATTGCGCAGGCGGCGTTGAAGCGGATTCAATCCGGGGTGCGGGTGTGAACGATCTGGTCGATACCTGGGCCGACGTGATGCGGTGGTGGTCCCCCGGTGGCGCTTTGCTGGCGATATGGCCCTTGTCCTTCTGGCTGCGCGTGCAGGTGCGCCGTTATCTTGACGAGGGCAATCGCACCGTGGCCGTCTCGCTTTTGACGCTGATCTTCGCCGGGTCGGCTCTGGTCGCTTTTCTGCTGTTCGCGCTGTTGGCCGGCACGGTCATCCCGTTCACCAGTCGGTTGACCGGTTTCGGCCAGGACGATCACGTATTCCGTTCGATCATGGCGGCGGCGTGGACACTGGTGGCGCTGGGCGCGTGGATGTCCGCCGTGGCCCTGCGTCGATCGCGCAGGCTGGTCGCCGCGTCGTCTTTCTTCTGGTTGCTTGCGGTGGTCTTCGGCGTATCCGCAACGGCGAGCTGATCCGGTGGTCGTGCCTGAAGCTGGCGTCAAGTACGGTCCGGCGATGATCGTCGCGGTGCTTGGCGCGGTAAACCCCGTTTTCGCCGCGATCGCGTTCGGCATGGTTGCCGGGTGGCTGGCGCTGGCCGCGGTTCTTTACGACGAGGGCAAGACGTTGCCCGAGATCCGGCGCAAGCTGATCGTATCGCTGGGCGTTGGAAGCGTGGGATCGCTTTTCGCGATGTGGATGGTGCGCGTCACCAACGCCGACCCGCTGGTTGCCGCCATGATCGCCGCGAGCATCGCGTTCGGCGGCGTGCGGCTGATCAAGCGGCTGTTGAACCTTGGCGCCAAGGCCGTGGTCTGGGCCGCCGAACACGCGATGAGCGATGTGGCGGCGGCGCGGCGGCGCGAGATGAGCGATCAGGCGCAGGTCGACGCGCTGATGGCCGATCACACGGTTTACCCGGTGGACGGGACGAAGCCGCCCGAGGCGGTGCTGACGGACGACAAGTCCGAGGATTGATCAGCCCGCCATATGGCGGGTTTTTTCGTGGAGAACTGAGAATGACCGAAGCACGGCTTTCGGAGCGTACCCTGCTGGAAATCGCAGATCACGAAGGGGTGGTGCTGGAAGCATACCTCGACAGCGTTGGCGTGTGGACGTGGGGCATCGGCGTGACCGACGATAGCGGGCACAAGGTGGGCCGCTATGTCGACAATCCTTCGACGCTGGAACGGGCGCTGGAAGTCTATGAATGGCTGTTGCGCACGAAGTATCAGCCTGACGTGCTTGCCGCCTTCAAGGGAATCGCTCTGAAGGAACACCAGCTGGCCGCTGCCCTGTCGTTCCACTGGAATACCGGCGCTATCCGCGAGGCGCATTGGGTCCAGTTGTTCTGCAAGGGCGACGTTGCCGGTGCTCGCAAGGCTATCATGAACTGGTCGACCCCCCGCGAGATCATCGGGCGGCGCAAGTGCGAGCGCGACCTGTTCTTCGATGGGCGCTGGTCGAGCGATGGCGACGTGCTGGTCTATCAGGTGCGCAAGCCCGGTTATCAGCCGGTTAAGCCGAAGCCGATGGATCTGCGGCTTGCCGTGCGCGGTGCGTTGGAGCGGGCGGCGTGACCTGGCTGTCCCGCCAACTGATCCGGTTCCTGCTGGCTCTTGTCGTACTCGCCCTGTTCGGCGGGGCGGTAATCGTCATGAGCTTTTTCGTGGTGCCGGAGCAGAACCGCGAAGTGGTGGTGCAGCTGATCGGCGGCATCAACTCGCTCGCGGGCATGGTGATCGGTTTCTACTTCGGCCGTGCCGACAATCCCAACGAAGTGAAAGTGACCAACGATCCGGCGCATCCCGTGCCGGTCGACCAAGGAGAATGAGGTGAGCGCCCACTTTGATGTGAGAAAGGATTCTGATGTCATTCGGCGTGCGTCTCGCGCCTTTGTCGATCAGTTTCTCGACGATGTGATGCCGGACCTGCGGTTGGCTGCGCGCGGCTGTGGCTATGCCCTTGCCCTGCATGGATCGATGGCGCGCGACATCGACCTGATAGCGATCCCTTGGTCCGAACGCGCGGACGATCCCGATTTCCTGCTGAACCGACTGTGCGGCGTCCTCTCCGGCAAGGTTGGCAGGGCGCTCTGCGAAAAGGCTTGGACCGACAAGCCGCACGGTCGCCGCGCAAACACCATCATCCTGCCCGGCATGTGCCCTGAGATTGATTTCAGCGTCATGCCACGAATTGAAAGCAAAGGAGAATGAAGATGCTCTTGTTGATGTTGCTCATCGCCGCCTTGGCGGTGTTCCTGTATCCAATTTTCGCACGTCATCATGGCTGGCTGTCGGCTTCCTTGCCTTTGCCGCGACGACGACCCGCGCTGGCATTCGCGGCGGCATTGCTGACGGTGCCGATGCTGACGGCGTGCGAGACGATTCCCGCATCCCCCGGTTCTGCCGCCGATACCACGGTGCTGGACGAACAGGCCGCCTATGGCGTCGAACTGGCCTATGCCGCAGCCCGAACCGCCGCAGAGGTCGGCGTGAAAGCCGGGTTCATCAAGGGCGAGACGGCGGTGAAAGTCGCGTCTGCCGACCAGAAGGCCTACGCCGCCGTCCTGTTGGCGCGGGCCGCTTACGACACTGGCAACGCCGATACCTACGAAACCGCCCTGATCGATGCGCGTGCGGCGATTGCCGCCTTGCTGACGCTTGCCAATGGAGACCCGGCATGAAGTTCACAGTCGAAGACCTGATCCGCCTGCTGATGATGGTCGGTCCGATCATCGCCCAGACGAAGGAATTCATCGAGCGATTCGAGCTGCTGATCAGCGCGCAGGGTCCGGAAGACCAGGCGAAACTGCGTGAAGCGCGCGAAGTGCTGATCGTCGAGAACGACGCGGGCCACGACCGTCTGCAAGCTATGCTGGCCGAAGCGGCGGACACCGGCGGGGAATGATCCGCGCGGGGTTGATCCTTGCCGCCATCGTGCTCGCCCTTGTCGGGGCGCTCTGGGCAACCGGGCACCTCGACGTGGGCGGGCGCAAGGCCAGCGAGGCGGAGATCGCGACCGGTCAGGCCGATGCCGCGATCAAAAGCGGCGCGGATGCCGCGAACACGTCGGCGGACAACGAGCGTGCCGACGCCCAGACGGACAAGGACGTCGAAGATGCGAAGACCAAGATCGATGCGGCTTCTGCTCGCCGCGACCCTGTCGGTTCCGGCCGCGCTGCTCGCGACGGGCTGTGTCGGGCTGACCCCGATTATTGCGAGTGACACCGGCTGTTCGGCGCTGGTGGCCGATAGCCTGATCGCGCCGGTTCCGGGCACGAAGGCGCCGGAAAAGGTGGAGTACCCGGACGAGGTGATCTTTGCAGGGTCGCCGCTGGACTATGCCAATGCCATGATCGATGCTCTGATCCTCGACAAAGCCGGGTGGGAGAAGTTCGGCGTTGAACAGACCGGGCAGTTGAAGAAGGCCAACCGCGACAAGGCGGACATCGTCAAGACGGTGGGCGACTGCGAAGCGCGGGACCGGGCGGCGGTGCGCAATGCGCAGCCGCGGTTCAAGATTTTCTGAACACGTCCGCACGGCCATAGGCCGGAGCGGGGGTGCCGTGCGCTAACACGGCAACCGACGAGTGAACCCTCGTCACGCGCGGCAGGCCTTGCCGCTAACGCCCCGCGCCCGTGCACCGGGCGGGGCCGTCCTAAGGTAAAAATCGAGATGGAGCTACTGCCCGAACGTTGTAATCCCGTCCGTCCGGCCGCGCCCTATATCGGCGGCAAGAAAAATCTGGCCAAGCGGCTTGCGCGGATGATCGATGCGCATCCGTGCGGGACCTATGCCGAGCCGTTCGTTGGCATGGGCGGAGTCTTCCTGCGCCGGACCCGTCGGGCCGAGGCGGAGATCATTAACGATATCAGCGAAGATGTGGCCACGTTCTTCCGGATCCTGCAGCGCCACTACATCGCATTCATGGATATGCTGCGCTTCCAGTTGACGACGCGAAGTGGATTCGAGCGGCTGTTAAAAGTCGATCCGTCCACACTGACCGATCTGGAGCGTGCGGCGCGGTTCCTCTATCTCCAGCGACTGGCGTTCGGTGGGAAAGTCAGCGGGCGCAGCTTCGGCGTTATGGTCGAGCGTCCGGCGAGGTTCGACGTGACCAAGCTGGCATCGCAGCTGGAAGAGCTGCACGAACGATTGGCGAGCGTGGTGATCGAACGACTGCCGTTCGCGGAGTTCATCGCGCGGTACGACAGCGCCGGCACGCTGTTCTATCTGGATCCGCCTTATTTCGGTTCGGAGACAGACTACGGCAAAGACGTCTTCTCGCGCGATGACTTCGCAGTACTCGCCGATCGGCTTGCGTCGATCGAGGGGCGCTTCATTCTTTCCATCAACGATGCGCCACAGGTTCGCGAGATCTTCGCCGCCTTCCCGTTCGACGTGGTCGAGACGACCTATACGATCAGTCAGGGCGATGCGCAGAAAGTGGGCGAGTTGATCATCCGAAGCCCCGATGGATGATCCTGATGCCTTGCCGATGTTCCGTGAATGTTCCATCTGCGACGCATGGGCCGGATATCACTGGATTCGATCAGCGACTTCGCGCGGCGGGGCTATGACGTCAAAGTGACGTGCATGGCCTGCCGCAACGTGACGGTCTGGAATGCGCTTCAGCTGATGCTGGAACTGCACAAGCGGCGGCGATCATTGCAGGTCGATGCGGCGGAGCGGAGTATGGTGTGCCGGAACTGCGGCGCAAAGGACGCTGCGATTATGCCGGTGGAAACAAGCATTTAGCTGCGCCTAGACCCTGATCCGCCGCAAGGTACGGTCAAGACCAGAGCGTTCCTCCGCTACCATTCCTTGATCCGGAAGCTTCCACTAGCTTCCGCATTTTTCCAAAAATCGAAAGAAAAGCAGAGGGTTGCGGGTGATTCGCGTCCGCATGCGCCCATGGTCTTCCACATGCAGCCAGATTTGGTGTGGGGGTATTTTGGGGGTATTTTCGCGGAGTATCGGAAAGGAGCGATACCCCCAATGCCTCTCACGGAGATTCAGGCCCGAAATTCCAAGCCACGCGAGCGCGCCTACAAGCTGGCCGACGGGGAGGGCCTCTTCCTGTTCGTCCAGCCGAACGGGTCAAAGTTGTGGCGGATGAAGTACCGCTTCGCGGGCAAGGAGAAGTTGCTTTCGTTCGGCGCTTACCCAGAGCTCGGGATAGCTGCCGCGCGCGACAAGCGCACAGCCGCAAAGGCGTTGCTCGCTGAAGGCAAGGATCCAATGAGATCCAAGGGCGAAGTGATCTCGCAGGAGGGAGCCACCTTCTTCGAGATCGCAAAACGATGGCATGAAAATCGAAAGAGCGCGTTGAATGCCGCGCACGCCGAACGCGTCTGGTCGCGCATGGAAAGAGACGTCTTTCCAGCCATCGGCGAGAAACTCGTGAATGAAATCTCGGCACCCGACGTCCTGGCAATGATCCGCAAGATCGAAGCAAGAGGCGCGCTCGATATTAGCCGGCGTGCGAAACAAGGGGTGGGGCAAGTCTTCCAGTTCGCAATCGCGTGTGGTCTGGCCTCGAACGATCCGACGACACATTTGCGCGGGGCTCTAAAGCCGCGACCAAGAGTGAAGCATATGAGCCGGCTGCCGCTCAGCGAGTTGCCCGCATTCATCGAGAAGCTGCATGCCTACCAGGAAGAGGGCGAACGACGGTCCGCGATCACCCGTGACGCAGTTCTCTTTGCGCTCCTGACTTGGGTTCGAACCAAGGAACTGCGTTTCGCCGCCAAATCCGAGTTTGAAGACTTGGGCGGCAAATCACCTGTTTGGCGCATACCAGCCGAGCGAATGAAGATGGGACGAGAGCATTTGGTGCCCCTCTCGCAGCAGGCAACGCAGATCGCGAAATCTATGATAGCAGCAGCGCCTGGCGAGTTTCTCTTCCCGGGTAATGGCCCAAACAAGCCGCTTTCAGAGAACACAATGATCTACGCGCTCTATCGCCTCGGATACCACAGTCGCCAAACCGTACACGGCTTCCGGGGCTTGGCGAGCACCTGGGCCAATGAGCAGTTGGTCGAGTTCGGCAAGCCGCCCATGTGGATCAGGAAATACCATGAGGATTGGGTCGAACTACAGCTCGCGCATTCGGAGAAAAACGACGTGCGTGGAGCTTACAATGCCGCTGAATACTTGGCTCCTCGGCGCCGGATGCTGCAGGACTGGGCTGACTATCTGAGCGGCGGGAAGGTGATCGACATCAAGAAGGCAGGGAAGCGCGCAGCCTGA